TAATTAATACTTCCATCAGAATTACGAATTTTAAATTCAGGATCTGGAAATGTTCTATCGTGACTATACACTTCAATATCCCAAGAAGCTTGTAAAAAATTTGCAAGATCCTTGTGCTCTTTCATTGAAACTACAGATTTTCTATCAATTGCTACTTCTATTTGAGTTGTAGAACTATCTTTTGTAATTGTATATTTACCCTTTGGTAATCGAATCCAACCAGCCATTAAAATATCTTTAATATGACAATATCTCATAAACGGTTCAAAATTACTTTCATATAATTTAAATTTTGTTGGACGTTTTGTAACATTTTGAATTTCTATTGCTTTTTTAAATAAATATCTACTCTTCATCATAGCTGAATAATTGTTAAAAACTAATTTGACATATTTATATTCTTTTCCATTTCTAAATCCAAATAAATCCTTTTTTTGTTCTATACACGATCTATGTTTACCATTTTCTTTTACTAAAGGTTCTTTAAAATTTTTCAACATGTACCCTGATTCAATATATTTTAAAAAATAGTTTAAATGTATTCTTGTAAATGAACTTGGAACTTTTACATAATAATAAGGTTTAAAACCTGTTATTTTACATGTAACTGATATCCCAGACTTTGTAACTCCAAAACATCTAATTGTATATACTTCTTTATTCAACTCCTTACCATCGTAACCACCCGAGTCTTCTGATAATATATCATTCTCAATATCTTCTTCATCTTGTGCCCACCATTCTATAATTTGTATATCAATATCACTTTTATAAAAATCATCTGGTATATGAATAAGATTCTTTTTATAAAACTTGTCCATAATTCTTTGTACTATCTATTTGTTGTAAATAATTCAGTTTTTTAAATACAAATTTGTTTTTTTAAAGTAAATTAAATTTACAAAGTTAAAGTAATGATTACACTTCCGTTTGATATTATTTATGAAATATATTTCTACTTAGATGATTATATAACAGCTTGTAATTTTTGGTTATTATGTAAACCTTTTACAAAAGATTATATGAAATACTATAGTCGTTCATACAAGCATAAATTTAATATACTCTTTAATAATTTATTCACGTTTCTAGTTTTATTACCAGAAAATACAAACAACGTCAATAATAATGGCGATTTGTTTTTTTATGAAATGATATCTACACAATCTTTAAATAATTATGACAAGTCTTTGATAACAAATGATATTCGATTTGTATATAATTTATATAAAACATTTTTTACTTATTATTTTGCATTTAACAACCTTACCAATTACGAACCCGTCAGTTCTACAAGGTCCGTCAGTTCTACAAGGTCCGTCAGTTCTACAAGGTCCGTCAGTTCTACAAGGTCCGTCAGTTCTACAAGGTTATTTAATTTATCTACAAAATTATCGTGTCTTATTATGTTACAAGGACGCGATTTTATTAATAATTTTACAATTGTTAATTTTAAGAAAAATAATGTAAAAATACTTCCCAAATATAATAGTAAAACAAACGCATTACATAATTTTATGAAATATTATAATAGATATAATTTTGATTGGGTAAACAATCAAATAGAATATTTACAAGGATATATATAATTTAATGCACTTATGTATCAACTACCAAACATTGCGCACTATAGTATTTCATATAATTTTTTTCTTTGTATAATTTAAGTATGAGTATCTTTGATAAAATAGACAAGTTTTTTGAAAATTCAATAAATGAAAATGAATTGGTACAATATATAAAGGATTATCCTGGTCAACTTTGGCAAGTTCAAAATGATATGTCTGTATATGCGTATGCTAGTTTATTATCACCAAAATGTTTACAAATTATTCACGAACAATATCTTGAAATAAACACAAATACGCAAAATATTTATTCATTAAAACCTTGGGAAGTATCTGGATCTAATGGTTATAAAGCTATTCATTATGTTGCTGAATCTAATTTATCTAAACAATTATTGTACTTGATTAATATTGTAGATGTAGACGTAAATGCAACAAATGTTGATGGAGATACTGCTCTTCATATAATATGTTATCATAATTACACGAATATTATAAATATTTTATTATATGCTGGAAATCCTGATATTAATATTATAAATAAAGATAATTACACTCCTTTATCCATATGTGTAAAAAAACGTCATCTGGAATTAATACGTATTTTATTAAAAATGAATCCATTATTAGTATACATACATGACAATATGGTTTTTAATATAAAAAAAAATATAAAGGCAAGTAAAGACAAAGAAATGATAGATTTATTTGAAAAGTTTGAATTTAATAAAAGTGTAAAGCGACGTACTATTGAAAAAATGAAACGATTATCTTTAAAGAAAAAAAAATTAGTTCAACAATATCATTTTTATTGCGATTCGTTAAGTGATTTAGGCTTTAAAGGTATTATACATTTAGCAAGATCTACTGGTATAGATTATTCAAGGTCGAATTATCCAGAAACTTTTACAATTGCAGATATAAAAAATGACTTGTGTCAAAAAATATCCAAGAATTTGATTTCAAATATATTATATGGACATATTAAGTAAAAATTTTTCTTCTTAAATTTTCTTGACGTCGCTTTATAAATTTAATAACATTTATATGGTATGTTACCATATTCTCTTCAAAATACTTCATTAGATAATGAAATATATATCCATTTAATCGTACTCTTCTATTTGTTATAGGATTTTTTACATAAATCATATCGTTAATTATATAATTTTCACGATTAATCAATATTGTATAATAATACATATTTTCTCGTTTTAATAATTCCTTTAATTGTATATAATTATGTGAAACTAGATCATCGTTCCAGAAAATTCTTTTAAAATTGCAAATTTCGTACAAGTTATATTCGTTGCAATCGTAACAACACAAATTTAATCGAGTATTAGATAAATCTAATACTCGGTAACCAAGTATTTTTTTAATAATTGGTATAGACGTTACATAATATGACATTTTATGCATTTGATCGAATGTAAATGGTACATTATTTGTATGTATTGTATATAAAATGTAATTGTAATATTTCATTTTTATATCATAATAGGACGAATTATTAATAGATTCTAAAAAATCAAACATATATTTAAAATTATACGTATTTTGCAAAGTTTCAATTTGAATAAAATTATACAATACAAGGAGTTCTAAATGGTTAGAGTAATTTTCTATATTATTATGTAATACATAAAATCTAAATATCTTGTTGAATATATTATTTATCATATTGTTTTCAGAAATGCTATTATCGTGGTATTTATTAAAATTTAAAACATAATATTTAAAAAACTTTACATTAGGTTTAAAAAACTTTACATTAGGTTTATACATATATTCCTCGTAAAACATCTTTCTATATGTTCTTAACTGATATGATATATAATAATGTATAGCACCATAAAATAATCGTTTTAAATATATTATATAATCACTATAATTATAATTATAACTACAATTATAACTACAACTGGTTGTTTGGTTTAAATTTGTAATTTTTTTAGGATATAATATTTTCATATTATTCAAAATTATATTGTTTTGTACATTGTTTATTTTTTTATTAAACACAAATGATGACATTTTTAAATGCGAAATGTCTTGTAAAGAAACATATTTTGTTATTTCGTATACAATATCAGTTGGTAAATTTACTATATTCATTTAATGAATTCATTTACAAAAAACGAATTCATTTTTTTTTTAAGAAAAGATGATCTTAAATCAATAAGGGTATTCCGTGACAATTAAGTAACGGAATATATTGTTCAAACCATATATTTATTACTTGTTGTCCAATGTCTGTTGCCTCATTTGTTTGTTCAATTTTATTATAATTGTATTTAATAACATAACCAACGCTTTCTATATATCTTTTTAATTCTTCAAATTGATATTTGTTAATATCTGATGGCGTAATGTTTTCACCATACAATTTTCTAGCACCAGAAATCAATAATGTCATTAGTAATTGGAACATTGTAGGATTTTTGTCATTTTGTAAAGCTATATTGTATGTACAAGGGGGTTTGGGCGAATCTACAAAAATTATATTTATTAAATTTTCAAAAGTATGTTCCATTAATATATACTTGCAAAAAAAAAATAACAAATTACCTAATAAAAAATAGAATACGATTAAAAATAGAATGCGATCTTTACTATTAAAAATAGAATGCGATCTTTACTATTAAAAATAGAATGCGATCTTTACGATTAAAAATAGAATGCGATCTTTACTATTAAAAATCTTATTACCGTACAACTAGTTTAATAACCAAGTAACAAATGTCAATTGTGTAACAACCAATTTTTGAATAAAAAATTGAATTTTTTTTACATTTTTTATAATTCTACCTTTAAGAATATGTCTTGTAACGAAATGTCTTCTTGTAACGAAATGTCTTCTTGTAACGTGTGCGTTGAAACTTTTAATCGCTCTACTCACGCTTGTATTATTTGTCAATTTTGTGACTTTCAATCGTGTAAAAAATGCCAAGAGACATATTTGACGTCTTCTAATGAAAATGCTCATTGTATGAATTGCAAACACGAATGGAATTATAAAACATTAATTTCTTTGTTTACAAGAAAATTTGTTGATAGTGTTTACAAGAAACACACTGAAAAAGTTTTATTGGAACGCGAACGTGCATTACTTCCAGCAACTCAACCAATTGTTGAAGAACAACAACGACAAGAAACGATTAAAAAAGACATCTTTAATCTTCAAAAACAAATTCGTGATCTTCAATCTCAAGTATCTGTTAGTAAAAGAGAACTGTGCAAAACTCCTGAAAATGAAAAACAAACATTTATTCAAAAATGCCATTATGAAAATTGTAGAGGGTTTTTAAATTCCGAATGGAAATGTGGTATATGTGAAATGATGACTTGTTCAAATTGTCACGAAGTAAAAGGGGCGAATACACTTTTACATACGTGTAAACCGGAAAATGTCCAAACTGCAAAATTATTGGCCAAGGATACTAAACCTTGTCCTAAATGCGCAACTCCTATTTTTAAAATCGAAGGATGTGATCAAATGTTTTGCACACAATGCCAAACACCTTTTAATTGGAAAACTGGGCGAGTTGAAAATGGTGTAATTCATAATCCTCATTATTTCGAATGGTTGCGTAGAAATGGAAACAATGAAAGAAATCTTCTTGAAGTTAGATGTGGACGAGAAATTGATAATCATTTTATATCTCGTATTGTTGGCGCTTCTAGTCTAAAAATGTCTACAATCTGTAGAAATATTGTACATATATTACGTGTTGAATTACCAAGATATGTAATTAATGTTATCAATGATAATCAAGATTTACGCGTAAACTATCTTACTCAAAAAATAACCGAAGAAAAATTTAAAAGTGTTTTACAAAAAAGAAATCGAGAAAAAACCAAACGTCGTGACATTGCAAATATTTTAAATATGTATATTGATAGTTCTACAGATATATTGTATAGATTTCTTAATCAATGTAAAAAAGATAAAGTATGTGGAAATACTGTGAATTTTATAGAACAGAAATACTTATCTGAATTAAAATGTTTGGTAACATATACAAATAGTTGTTTTACAGATGTATCAGATTTGTATAAATCAGTACATTATCAAATTGATACGAGTGGTAAATTCACAAAGAAAAATTAAAAATTAATATTATCAAAAGCAGTAGTTAGTATAGTTAATTCATCTTCATTAAAAGTTCTTTCTGGATAATCTATAATAAATTTTATTTGTAAATTACCACTTGACCCATTTTCGCCAAGTAATCCTTTGTTATATAATATATAACTCTTATTAGGGTTTATTATACCAAAACCCCGCGTATCAAGAGGAATATCTCCTCTAAAATGGGGTATAATTATGTCTTTACCAATAATTGAATCTTTATAAGATAACTTTATATTGCAAAATAAATCTAAAGCAATTCTTGTAAAAAATGCGTCATTTTCAATTGATATAATTACTATAAATGCACCTGGTAATTCATTATTTTTTTTAGGTTGTTCTCCCCATCCGTCAAATGTAAATTTATTACCACTATTTACACCTGGTTTTATAATTATTTCAAAAGTATTATTTTCTTCAATTTTACCTGTTTTATTACAATCAGAACATTCATTATTATTATTAGATATCCTACCAGAACCCCTGCAATTCGGACAAATATTTTCAACTACCTGTGCAAATGGTCCCATTTGAATATGTTGAACAATTTTACCATTTCCATTGCAACTATTACAATTTTGTATACACGATTTACATATCTTAGTTCTATGTACTTTTAAACGTTTAGTGACACCATAATACACATCTCTTAATGTTATTTTACAAGTATACAAATGGTCATTCATTTTAATAGTTTGATTACGTTGTTGATTACGTTGTTGATTAAAAAATGGATGGTCAAACCCACCAAATGGAAAATTATGATTACCATTACCATTACCATTACCATTACCAAACACTGGATTGTCATATTGACTTTTTTTATCATTATCAGATAATGTTTCGTATGCTTCTTGGATTTTTTGAAATTCTTCCTTATTACCACCTCTATCTGGATGATGTGTCCTAGCTAGACGTTTATAAGCATTTTTAATATCCTCTGGTGTAGAATTTTTAGATACACCCAATGTATTATAATAATCTGACATATGTAGATCTGTACTTATATATAAAAAAGTAAATATAATTAAAAATTAAACGGTTGTTTTTAGTTTTTAATTGTTTTCAGTTTTTTTCAGTTGTTTTTAATTGTTTTTAATTGATTTTAATTGTTTAAGTTGTTTTCAGTTGTTTTATATACAAGTAGTTGTTTTATATACAAGTAGTTGTTGTTGCCCTAAATTTTATTGTTGTAGATAACCAATCTGGAGTATTTGTAGTTGTATATTGTATTTGTCCATTCGAGTTTATTGTAAAATTTATACCTAAATCATCTCCTATATGTTTATAATCTATCATCCATCCACTACGTTTTTTTAATCCTTTAATTTCGTATAATGCATCAAATTCATCAGAATTTGTTTGTATACTTACACAAGCCATTGCAGAAAAGGATTTTGTAGATAATTCTGTAAAAACAAATCCTGTAACATTATTTGGTACCATTATATTATTTTGCCCAGAAAATTCTCTTTCAGCCGATATGTCATCTATATTTGGAGTAATATCAACGTCCTTTACAACTAATTGTTTACCAATAAATAATTCCTTGTTTATACTAACACCACCATATGCAACAAATGTAGATCCTGTTGTTAAATTTATAGAAGAACTTGTATTTGTAATGATTATACTAGAATTGTTACCAACTATTAATTTATTATCTTGATAAATTAAATCAGCCGTTCCAATTATAGGACTTGTTCCATTTCCTCTCAAAATAGTATAAGGATTTAAATAACTAGAGCCACTTCCACCTTTACTAACGTGCAATGGTTTTAATGAAGTCAGTGGTACATCTTTTACAAATTTTATATAAGCATCTACATTATTTATATTTGTAAAAGTTAAATACCCTACACTAGATACAGTTGTCATGTAAAATTTTACACCAGTATAATCACCAGTATATCTAGAATTTATTGTCCATTCATTATTACACACAACACCCTGGACCTCGTATAATGCTGACTTGTTAGACAATGGAACATTAACATAAATAGACATTTGGAAATAATATAAATCAATTGGTAGACGTAATAATGGTGTATCAATTTCTGTTAATGTAGTTGTATTTCTAGCTAATGTAAAGGAGTCCAATGTATTTAATATATTTATATTTGTTACTCTAATCGTATAATCACTACTAACATTTGTATTCGTATATTCTATCACACTACTACCACTATCTGATCTTATTCCAAATCTTATACCACTAATATCACCTATATTATGTGTATTAATATTCCATTGATTATTTCTTAATACACAATTTGCTAAAATTAATCCATATCTATTATCAATGTTGCTAGATACATAAATCAATAATTTTACAGAATCTAATATAGAATTTGAAAATGTTAAAATAGGTATCTCTGTAAACGAAACTTGATTAGGCAATAAATTGTAATTAATCTGTGAAGATGACGCATTTGTATATATAGACGAATTTGTAGTATATTTAATTGCTGTAGAACCTAATAAATTTTGATTTGTATATTGTACAAAACCAATACCACTTTGTTTTCTAATATGAAAATCGACACCACAAGGATTCCCAATTAACGAAGACGTTAATAACCAATGTGTATTACAATTTATACCACGTATAGTATACAATGCACTATTACTACCAGATTGAACATGGACGTTTGAAATAAATGCTCGTACTGTATCATCAAATTGAAATCCTGAAATATCTTGTGGAATCGATACATTGTTATTTAATAACTGGTTTTGTTCAATAATATTATCATTGTTATTTAAATCCAAATTGTCTATAGCAGTGTCAACATATCGTTTATTTACAGCATCATAATCAACAATTGGATCAGCTACGTTTTTAATGTTTTGTAAATTTACATCCAATTGACCACCAATAAATACATCCTTTTGAAAACTTGCACCACCATATGATATTAATGATCCACCGTTTGTTAAACTAGTTGCCGTAGTAGTATTCTTTAAAACAATAGATGATTCTTCTCCTAATGTTAATTTATAATCCTGGTATATAAAATCATCAGTTCCAATTATAGGATTTGTTCCATTACCTCTTAATACAGCATATGGATTAAATCTAGAATTACCCGTACCACCCAATGTTACAGTAAGTGGCTCAAATAAATTTTGAAGACGTTTATTATACCTAATATTCACATTATCCGTATTGTTATTTGTATATTGCAAAATACCAGTATTACCACTAATTGTATTTATAAAAAACTTTACCCCCAAATCATCACCTATATATCTAGAATTTATTTTCCAAACGGTTCCATCTAAAATACCGTGTATTTCATAAAGAGCAGATTTATTTGTTACAATATCATTTGCCACTAATGATAGTTGAAAATTTGTAATATTTTCAAATGCTAAATCTGTAGTATTTATATTTGTAGGGTCAATAGTATTAGCATCTAATATAATTCTTGATTGTGCAGTTAAAAATGAATATTGTACAACTCTTACTGTATAATCATTTGCTAAATTATTATTCTTATTCTTATACTGTACTACACCACTGTTACTTATACTAAATTCTATACCACCAATACTACCAATGTTATGACTATTTAAAACCCATACTCCATTCGTATACACAGAATTTAAAAAAAACATTCCACATTGATCATCTAATTCACTAGATACAAATGCTATTAATTTAAATGAATCAACTGAGCCACTTGGAAACGATAAAATCGGTATATTTGTAAAAGTAGTAATATTATCCAAAATAGGTATATTTAATTGATTGCTACTAGAAGAAATATCTATATTGGAGCTCGTAGAAAATCTTATAGATGCAAATCCACTTGTATTTTTATTTGTATATTGTAAAAGACCTTGACCAGAATTATTTCTTATATAAAAATTTATACCTAAAGGATTACCTATATAACTACTTGTAATATCCCAAGAATCCCCACAATGTATACCACGAATTGTATACAATGCTGTACTTGTATTATTATATTGTACATATACACTTGCTGTAAAAGCAAGAATTGATTCTGGATAATAAAAAATCGGTATATCTTCTGGTGATAATACATTATTATTCAAATTAAAAACATTTGTTGAAATACCACTACCACCTCCACCGCTACCACTACAACAATCTGCAAATAAACTATCAACATATTCTTTATTTACAGCATCGTAATCATCAATAGGATCAGCTACACTTTTGATATTTTGTAAATTAACATCCAATACACCACCTATATATACATCTTTTTGAAAACTTGCACCACCTAATGATGTTAATGTACCACCGTTTGTTAATCCTGTAGCATTACTCGTATTTTGAATACGAATATCTGTAACATTACTTAAAATAACAGACCCACTACCATTAGCATTACTTGTAAAAGTAAAATTATCAAAGCCCCTTATATTATTCCCTGATGTATCTGCAACAATTAATTGTCCAGATGTAAAATTTCCAGATATATTACCAAATGTCAAATTCGTAATTAAATTGTCAACATATTCTTTATTAACTGCATCCAAATTGTTTACCGGATCTGCCACATTAATAATATTGTTATTATTTACATCAAGTACCCCACCAATAAATGCATCTTTATTTATAGAAATACCACCATAACACACAAATGAATTATTACTTGTATTAAATAATGTCAATGTGGTCCCATCAAATGTTAAAGTATCATATCCTCTTATAGTATTTCCTGATGTATCTGCAACAATTAATTGTCCAGTTGTAAAATTTCCAGATATATTACCAAATGTTAAATTAGTAATCAAATTATCAACATATTCTTTGTTAGCTGCATCCAAATTATTCACTGGCGATGATAAATTGATTATAGAATTTCCAGAAAGATTTATCAAACCTTCTACTATAGTATCCTTTTTAATGTTTACACCCCCAAATATTTGCAACGAAGCTGATGACCCATCAGCATTACTCGTATTTGTAATAGATAACGGTATTGATAAATCTAATTTACCAGAATCTATTTTCAAAAACGAGTAACCACGTATAGCATCACCGTTTGAATCTGCAAAAATCACTTGACCAGTGGTAAAGTTACCAGATACCCTTCCAGCTACCGAGTCTACATAATCCTTATTCACACCATCACTACCAATCACAGGATATGCCAAGTTTTTTATAGCATTCCCAGTCATATTAACGACGCCACCAACTAATAAATCTTTACCTATAGCAGCCCCACCCACTACTGTAAGTGCACCACCTGATGTCGTACTAGATGCATTTTGTGTGTGTTTTATAGACATACCACCATCTATAATAACACTTGCTGAAGTAGCATTGTCACTTGGAATTGTATATGGTATTGTTAATTTTCCATTTTGAAATGAAACATCTTGAATATTAACTCCACTTGAATAATTGTATTCTCTAATAGAATCAAAATATAAAATCCCAGAACCTTCTACTGATCCATCCCCTTGTAATGACGGATTTGCAGATGGTACCAGAGACAAATTTCCCTTAATTAAAAAACCTTCTAGATTTTGTCCAAATCCTGATTCCATTTTAGATTGCAAATAATCTAACTATCTAGTTTTAAATAATATTTTTAATATCGCTTTCTAACGATCTTGTGATCGCAAATATTTATTTGTAAAAATTTAATTTTAAACATTCAGTATTGAAAATAGTTGAATTTGTATTAATTTCAGAATATAAAACGTCATTGAAAAAATCCTGTGTATATTTATTAAACATCTTATCCAAATCATCTTCCCTTATTTCATAAAAAGGTACATCCAAATAACGTAAATATTTTACAAAATTATTACAAAGTGTAGTTTTATTATTAATAATAACCGGAATTACACCAACATACAAACTCTCCCAAAATCTGTGAGTATCTATACCATTACCTCTTATACACAAACAAAACCTGTGTTCAGCTAATTCCTGTAAATACTTTGTATAAGGTTTATTTGTAGACACTTTTAATATACCCTTTTCATTTATCTTGTCTAAAATATTTTTCCTATAAAAATATGTAGTTGGATTTATATTTATATATATTGATTTTACCTTTTTTACTTTATACACTTGGCTAATTGTTTTATATACCTCTAAGATATTGCCATGTTTCCACATTGAATTTGCTATACCTATTGGCAATAATGTCAATTTATCAGAAGTAAATGTAGTATCCAAATTTTGTGCATAAACTTTCCTAATGTAATCACTATCTAACATATCAATATGTTTATCCATAAATGCATGATCAGAATTATGTAAATACAAATCGTAATGTATAGAATTATCTAGTCTAGGAAATATAAATTTTTGAAAATCATCCAAAATATGAGTATAAATAAATAATTTCACAACCATTGTATTATTTTTTTCACAATGATTCTTAAAAAAACTATTCAATAATAACATATTAATATTGTTAAAATCACGTATCAAAATAACGTCTTTTGCGTATTTTTCGATATTCTTGTGAAATTCGATAATAGGTTTTGTTACTAATACAAAATCGCACAATGACAAAATTCTGTCTCCTGATATTATATCATCAAAATGAATATCACATACACTTGAAAATTGATACAGTTGTTTACTATGAATATGCAAATTTGCAATTTGTGTAATTTTATTTTGATTGGATTTTTTATCATATAAAATAGGAACACGGACCGGAACTCTTAAATGATCAAGTATTACTTTTGATTTTGAAAAATTATATTCGTTTGCTCGTATAATAGCAGTTTCATTTACAAAACCACGAGATGGATTGTTGTAACAAACAATCGGGTCATCTGCATTTGGTAAATTTCTATAATCTACTCCTCCCAGATATTGACCCAACGCAGCCCCGTCAAAAATTATTTTACCTCCACCCGGAATTATTGGTAATTGTATTTTATCAACAAATGAACCAAGGATACTCATATCGTTTAAAAAACTTTCGGAATTAGACAATTCGTTTGTTATATATTGGGTTAAAATATTAAGTGAATCATAATCCGGGAAAAATAATAAACTAGGTATTACCCTTTCCGGAGCATCCTGTACCATACATACTTTATCTACCGATGACACATTATACATTTTACATATATAATTGTATAAATCATAGAAATTATCATACATCATTATATCGTTTTCTATATGAAAAGCACTTTTTATATTAAACATTTTCATCAATATTGATATATAAAAAAATCTAGCTGTAGTTGATATCCAAAACCCACTTCTAAATTCAGACAAATTTTGAAATTTTTGTGTAACAACTTGTTTGTAATTATTAAATGTAACATCATTTGATGCATTCATTTCTAAAATTGATAACGGAACTACGTTTATAATATTCAAATATTCAAATTTTGTCTTTGTATAATGATTAAACGAAAATTCTGATACTTTACTATTAAATGTATCGATTGTAGAATCATCAATTATAACATAAATTTTTGCCTTGTATTCGTTGATTAATAATGTTTGATATAAACTGTCAAATAAACATTTTGGTAGTTCAGTTCCGATATGTATAAAAATTACGTTCATTGGTAAAAATTGAATATATATAAATAATATAAAATTCTTATTGTTTTTAAACTAAAATGTGTGGTATTTTTGCATTAATTGAAACATCAAGTATTAAACCAACTGATGATAATAGAGAACAAGTATTCCAAAAATACAAATCTACAATTGAATCAGTAACATCTAAATTATTACATAGAGGACCAGATTCAAATGGCAATAATTTAATTATAGATCCTAATTTTGATAAAAGTATCTTGATGATTCATACTAGATTAAAAATAACAGGAGACAATACATCTCAACCACTTGTAAATAAAAATAACACATTGTTTTTAATTATCAATGGAGAAATTTTTAATTGGAGATCTTTGGAAAAGGAATTGGATTATAAATGTACAAAATCAGATTGTGAAATTATATTCACACTTTACGAACGGTATAAACAAAATATACCAGAAATGCTTAAAAAATTACAAGGACAATTCTCATTTTTCTTATACGATATTGAAACAAAACATATTTTAATTGCAAGAGATCCTATCGGAGTTACACCATTATATATTGGATATAAATACAACTCTAATTCTAATTCTAGTAATAATATTATTACTCGTTTTGTTGTTTCTTCAGAATTAAAGTGTTTAACTATGGTTGATCCAAATTCCGTTGATCCAAATTCTAGTTTAGTTAATCCAAATTCTAGTTTGGTTAATCCAAATTCTAGTTTAGTTAATCCAAATTCTAGTTTAGTTGATAATATCAAGGTTTTTTATCCAAGAAGTTATCTTTACACTTCTTTAGACTCACCTTTTAATCCAGAAACACCAGTTAATTATTACAATTTTTATGAAATGTTTTCTGATCGTAATTCAATAATTAATCCAATAATTAATCCAATACTTAATCCAATACAACAGCATAATATTATTATGCAAAACGTTCGTGAAAAAATGATACAAAGTGTAAGAACACGATTACGTGATGTCATTGATTACGATTTGGATTTTGGTGTGTTATTATCTGGGGGTTTGGATAGTAGTTTAATTACAAGTTTAGTTGTTAGTATTGCAGATGAAATGGGATATACAAAAAAGATTAAAACATTTAGTATTGGAGTAGATGCAACTGTACCTGATTTAGTAGCAGCAAGAACTGTTGCGGAATATCTAAACACTGAACATCACGAATATAATTTTACCGTAGATGAAGGTATAAATAATCTCGAAAATGTTATTTGGTATGCTGAAAGTTACGACTGTACTACTATTCGAGCAAGTACACCAATGTATCTCCTTACAAAACGTATTAAACAAGATTATCCAAATTTAAAAGTATTATTTTCTGGAGAATTATCTGATGAATTGTTATGTTATTTATATGGCGCAAATGCACCAAGTGAACAAGACTTTCAAATAGAAACTATTAATTTAGTAAGTAATGTCCATTCGTTTGATTGTTTACGAGCAAATAAAATGTGTATGGCAAATTCAATTGAAGTTCGTGTTCCATTTGCAGATATAGATTATGTTAATTATATACTTGGATTACATCCAAAATGGAAAACATTTGGAAAAACATCGGATAATCACATAGAAAAACAAATTCTTAGAGATTCATTTGTTGGATTTTTACCAAAATCTATCTTGTATAGAAAAAAAGAACAATTTAGCGATGGAGTTAGTAGTTTAAATGACAACAAAAATAATTGGATACACTGTTTAAAACAATATTGTGAATCAAAATATTCTGACTTGGAATTTAATAATCTAAAAAATCATTATGTTTATAATAGACCCACTACAAAGGAACATTTATTATATAGAACTATATTTTGCAAATTGTTTAATAACACTAGTTATAAAAATACTAGCGAATTTACTGTTAAAATGTGGGAACCAAAATGGTCAGAATCAAAAGATCCAAGTGGAAGAGTGCAAAACTATTGGGTACCAAATTAATGAGCTTCGACTTTGTATTCTTGATCAACATATATTAACACTAATAATGTTCAAAATACGTATATAAAACATATTTTGAAAAGTATTTTAATAAAATAAATTTCTTTGGGAATTATAAATAAATAAAAGTATAATGTACATTGTTTTAAAAACCGCACCCTCTGATAATGACGAAATCGTTAATGTTTTTTACTGCGAAGATCTCACCGTTATCAGAAATTGGGTTCGTCAGTATATTGAATCTGACATAAAAAGTCTTGAATATTGTCCTGTAACACAAGGTTTGAAAAATATAACATATGAACTAAATGATGCTGGTAAAAATATAGAATTAATTAAACAATATAAACGCGTTAGTAAAGGATATATTTACAATTCTTCAGAACGTATAGCAGATGTTCTATATTCTATTTCTATTTTAGAATTTGACAGTGATAAATGTAATGATAAATGTAATGATAAATGTAATGATAAATGTAATGATAAATGTAATGATAAATGTAATGATAAATGTAATGATAAATGTAATGATAAATGTAATGATAAATGTAATGATAAATGTGTAACTGGATTGGTATCATCTAATAATTGGGAAAATTTTAACACTGAGATTAATAAACGTGTATTACGCCAATTAGATAAACAATCGCTATTTCAAGTTGTTATGAAATTACAACAACGAATTAATACTAAAACTCATTGGAACAAAACAGAATATACAGCTCTTGTTACTGAAACAGTTAAAAGTTTTAAAAAACAACTGTATATTTCCATAACAAAAAAAATGAAACGACAATATGTACCTGATAATTTTAACTCTCCAAGATCATCTTGTAAATTAGAAGCAAATAAACAAGCTAAACAAGAATAAATATAATTTAAATTTAAATTTATATAGCTGATGACAATAGCTGAATTAAATGTTTGACTAATCAGTTTCACGAGAATGTTGTAAAAATCTTTGATATTCATAATTTGATTTTGTATCTAAAAAATGTTCCCGTAATGATTTTAATTCCGTACTGTTTATATTTTCTAAATCTTTATCACTTATATCTCCATGTATTTGAAAAGCATTGTGAATTTGAGCTAAATTACACATGTTAGATTGGTTATTGTTTATATTATTGGCATTTATAACTGATATCCCTTTATGTTTATGTTTTTTGTTATTTTGAGGTATCGGTATCGGTTCTGGTTCTGGTCCAGGTCCAGGTCCAGGTCCAGATCCAGGTCCAGGTCCAGATCCAGATCCAGATCCAGATCCAGACATAGACATAATATTATCTTCTGTTATAATTTCTATTTTTTGAATTTTATCTGCAATATCTGGTAATGAAATTCCTGTATTATTAAATGTGTTTTTAAATTTATTTAATATACGTGAACTGATATCTGGATTATTAATAATTAAGGAATCATATTGTTTTAAACAATCAGAGACATAACGAGTAGCATTTATACGATCTCTTCTAAACATACACATTTGTTGTTGAATATCGTGATATAAATTGCTAAATGCACCAACTGCAATTAAATGTTTTCCACTGGTTTCTTCTGATTTCAAGAAATTTTGTATAACAGATAAAACTGTTACCATATATACAAAAACACGCCTAATGGTATCTAATGTAAAATCAGAATTACATTGATCATTATTTGGAATTATTGTTTCTGCACTTAATATTGTACTTAATATTATTAATAGTATGCTTGTAAATTTATGTAGAAATTTATGATAACCTGCGCATTTTTCGTGCATCCATTTATATGAAGCAGAGTTTTCACCAATTGATATTATAATTTGTTCATTTTTATCATTCCATCCATTGTTTAATGCCATAATTTCTGCCTTGTGTAAAACATCTTCTGAAGGTATTTGATTATCGTATTTACTGTCTATATCATCCATTCATTTCTAACAAAATTTATTTTTAAATAACAATTTTTTATTCAAAAAATATAAAAAATTGATTTTTTTTTCATTTGTTAACAATTTGTATTATGATTACTTCACCGATTACTTCGCCATTAAAGACGTTTCAAAAGCAAACTGTTTCTTGGATGTTAGACCAGGAAACTCAGCATCAGGGTGGTTTATTATTCAATGAGCCAGGTACTGGTAAATCAATTTGTTGTCTTGATCTTGTTGTAAAAACATCTTGTAAAAAAACTTTGATAATTTGTCCAGCAGGTCTTGTATCTAATTGGGTAAATGAAATTAAAAAACATACAACGTTTAAAGACAATTCTATTTTTGTATATACTGGAAGACAAAGATCAAAATTACAAAAAACACAACATCATATTTTCTTTATTTCTAGTTATTCTATTGTTTCAAGAGAAATTTGTGAAATTCAAGAACCTGGTAATTTCCAATCCGGATCTTTATTTAATGATAATTTTTCCAGAGTTATCTTGGATGAAGCCCATTATATTCGTAATTGGAATAGAAAAATTTTTAAATCGGTTATGTATATAAAATCCGAATTGAAATGGGTTGTTACAGCTACTCCAATTTTTAACAAAGTTGATGACATCTATTCTTATTTTCGATTTCTTGAATTAGAATCTATTGATTCAAGACGAGAATGGCAACGTTTAATACACGATGAAACTTCTGGTGGTGGAATTCGACCATTTAAACGTCTTAACGATGTTGTTAATCAGCATTCTTTATTATTGAAAAAATCAAATGTTCTTGCTGATGAATTAAAACCAAAAAATGAAGTGTTTGTAAATGTTAAATTGACACCATTTGAAAATGATTTCTATGAAAGTCTATGGAATTATTCTATGCAACGTATGCGAGCTCTCACTTTACGTCTAAAAAATCTTTCTGGATTACAAGATATGAATTCAAAAATGATGAAACAACTTTTAACCAATAATATTTTGGTTTATATTTTACGTTTAAAGCAATCTTGTAATAATCCTTGGTTGGTAATTGGCAAAATGAAACGACTTGAAAATATACAAAGCTTGCAAAGAGCAACTGAACGTTTAGCATTTTTTAACACTTCAATGAATATGGAAGAAGAATGTCCAATTTGTTATGACAATATTGCTAATGCTATTGCTTCACCGTGCGGGCATAAATGTTGTAATGGATGTTGGGATAAAATTATGCGTTTTGGTATAAACAAATGCCCAAAATGTAGAAGTGATATTGATACTATTAATGACATTGTTTTAATTGTTGTAAACGAACCTAAAAATCAAGAATCAGATGAAATATTAGAAAATGAAATCAAGTGTTCATCTAAAGTAAAAGAATTGTTGTGTATAATTGATGAAAAAAGAGCACTTGGAGAAAAAATTGTAGTTGTAAGTCAATGGATAAAGATGTTGGATATTGTAAAGGATATAATTATTGCAAAATATCCAAATATTAAAATAGTATCGTTGCAAGGAGATATCCCAATGAAAAAACGTATGGAAAGTGTAAATAATTTCCAAAACGACAAAAGTATAGAAATATGTTTTGTATCTTTAATGTCAAGTGCAGAAGGAATTAATTTGACTGCTGCTAATAACTTGGTTTTATTAGATACTTGGTGGAATGATAGTAAAATGATACAAGTTAGTGATAGAATTCATAGAATCGGACAATTACGAGATGTTACTATCTATAAACTTGTAGTTGGGGGCGAAAACTCTATTGAAGAACGAGTTCAACGTTTAGTTTCAAAAAAAGCAAAGCTCAAAAATTTAATTATGAACAAATGGAAAATGAACGAATCAGAAATGGAAAAGTACGATGACAATTGGATCCAAACACCTATTAGATTATTGGGATAAAAATTGAATTTTAAAAACTGAATTCGTAATATCAAAAGTTAAAGATGAGGACATCAGATATATTAATAAAATGCGTCTATGAAGATATATTGCCACCACCAAGTGTGTTGGCTGATTATTTTGGGTTTGATAATTTAATGTCAGAGAAAAATTTATCAATAATATTTGGTTTATATATTGGATTAATTAAATACGAATTAGTTACATCAAATGAATTACATTTTGCATGTAAAAATAATACATTACATAATCTTATAACAGAAAAGTATGATAAAATAAATCGTACAAGTAAATATTATACTGATTTTTGTGAAAGAGGAATAATAATAGATGTGGGGTTAGATTAATTGTTTTTAAAAAATGAATTTTTATAAATATATTTAAAAATATATTTAAAAATACAAATACTATTATAATTAAATGTCAAAACAAAAAATATTTTTATTTACAAGTGATATTGCATCTTTTATAGGTCAAAATATATATGATTTTGTCACACCATTTGAAAGATTGTGGAAACGATGCGACACTGAATCATATAATAATCTTATAAATACTAGTAAAAAGAATTTGTTGGAAATACAAACGAAATTACAACACTTGGAAGTAGAAAGGAATACTTTAAAAGATAATCTTGATTCAAAACGAATAACACAACGTCAATATACATTACGTGTTAATAAAATAGAAAAAGAATCTGTAAAAGTTAAAGATCAATATACTGAATTAGAAACAAAAATTGATAATATCGATTTAAATCAAGAACAACGTTTAAAAAAAACTATAGGAGAAGATAATATCAAGTTAGTTCAGTCAAAGACTATAGAAACAAAGGATAAAAGAGAAAATATTACGGCAGTTATAGAAAAATTGAGTATATCAGACGATAAAAAACGTATATTATTAAAAGAATCTGATAGTTTTATTAATAAAACTCACGGTACTTTAAAAGAAGATTCTGCAATTGAAATGTATGAAAAACGTTTTGGTGTCAAATTAAATACATCACAAGAATTCTTTAAAAAACAATTAAATATAAACCCTGGTAAAGGTAACCAAGGTACAGGTACCTTTGATTGGTTTGTAGGTGGGCGAATAGATGGCTTGTATATTGATGAAACTGATCCATCTAAAAGTTATATCGTTGAAGTTAAAAATAGGATACGGGGTTTTTTTAATACATTAAGAGACTATGAAAAAACTCAAATACACGTATATATGTATATGTTGTCAATTCCTATGGCAAAATTAGTTGAAAAATACGAAAATCAAATTAGAATAACTGTAATATATCAAGACGATAATTATTTGAATGATATACTACATTATTTAGATATATTTATAACTAATTTTGATAAAAAATTTCTAAATGATTCTACATTAAAAGCAAAATTTGTATCAAGCAATGCAGAAGAAAAAAAGATATTACTTAGAAAGTTGTATTTAAATGATATAACACAAGCTACAAATACACGATTATTAGCAGATGATTCAGAAGAAGATGAAACTTGTTTGATAAATGATGATCTTTGATCTTGTTTGAGCTTTAAACTTTTATTTGTTTTTAATTTTATTTGTTTGTTTTTTTGATTAAACTTTTTTTAAATTGTTATATTATAAATAAAATGTCTCATTTTTCATTTACTCGCTCATCTTATGACAATTGTGCTTTAGAAAAGAAAAATCAAGAAAGTAGCGCTCCATTTAACTGGGTTACTGACAAATCTGTAGCTGAATCAAAAGCAGTTTGTTTCCAAAGTACTTCTCCATTTATGCAAAATCCTTATCGAAGCATTCCAAGTGATATTGTTGATATCGAAAGTGACTTGCGAGGACATAAATACCAAATTTCAAAATGCCCAACTCATAAATTTAACCCTGAAGATCAAAAAGCTATGAATATTAAACTTAATGAATGCAGCGACAATGGTTTAGTACCAGAATACACTAGACTTAATAAATCTTGTAATGTTTTTAGCGGAATCACAATTAATAGATTCCATCCACTATGTGACGATTTACAAAAACTTAATAAAATCCATAGTAATTCTTATATTGGTACTAATACACGCCTTCAAATCAAAGATTCATATAAATCTAAATCTAAAAAATAAATGGCAAGTGCATTTGATTATAAGTTACGATTAAATAATTTATAATGAAATAATGAAATTACAATGAAATTACAATGAAATAATTTACAATAATTTTTCAAAAATCTTTTTATAATTACTTTCCCTTTGCCTTTGAGTATTATATTCAAGTGGTGTAAAGGTGGCGCTTCTCAGAGGGCTCTTCAGATATTCTATTTGTTCTAAATCTAATTGTTCTTGTCCTTGCACTTGTCCTTGTACTTGTACTTGTCCTTGTTCTTGTTCTTGTACTTGTTCTTGTTCTTGTACTTGTTCTTGTACTTTTACTTTTAAGTAGTTCATTTGGATATACCAAGCACATCCTAAAAATCCTAATATTGTAACAGTGCCTGTTGTTTTACCTATACCTTGAATAAAAGATGAAAAAAATAATTCTTTAATTGACATTTTTATTGATTTTATAAATACAATAGAAAAATTTCATTATTTTTAAACACACCTGCGTGAAAAAATGTAATACTTTTTATGATATTATATAAGATGAATATAAGAGAATCTTTTAAAAAGGTATTTGTATCGCAACGTAATTCAGGGTACCTATTTGATTTAATAATTACAAAAATATTAAGATATTCGCCAAATTATCAACAAATTATTTTCAATAACATACATACATATAAGGAAAATATTATTGATTTGCAAGAATTGATCTTTAACGATTATTTCTCAAATATTTATAATAATTTATCAAAGTCTGGAAATATAGATTTAGAAGAAGTATTAATAGAATTAAATAAGATTACTGTATCAAAATTTGAAATTATTTTACAACAAGATTTAGGTAATAAATATAAACAACAAGTTCAAGATCGACAAGTCCAAGTTCAAGATCGACAAGTTCAACAACCCCAAGTTCAACAACCACAAGTCCAAGTTCGACAGCAAGTACAGCAAGTACAACAATTACAACAATTACAACAATTACAACAAGTACAACAAGTACAACAAGTACAACAAGTACAACAAGTACAACAAGTACAACAAGTACAACAACAAGTACAACAACAAGTACAACAACAAGTACAACAACAAGTACAACAACAAGTACAACAACAAGTACAACAACAAGTACAACAACAAGTACAACAACAAGTACAACAACAAGAAAAAAATACCTTGTCTGAAAATAATTATAATATTTTATCTAGGCAATTTTGTTCTGAAAATGCAGTTTTTAATGATGGTAAATATTCATTTCAATTCTTTTTGAAAAAAATTAAAAGTGTAAATTTAGACAATTTTAAAATAAAATGTAATATGTACAATATAAATGAATATAATAATAAATTTTATTTGCTTGAACAAACTAATAAGACTATAATAACAATTCCTATAGGGTATTATGATATAGATACTTTGTTAAAAACGATAACCAATCTTTTAAATGATATGTCTATTAATAAAAATAAGGATTACAAGTTTAATGTATCTAGTAATAAAATAAAAAATAAAATATGTTTTACTTGCCAGTCAATTGAAAAAGAGCGTTTAAACAAAAATACATCATTTGGATTATTATTTAAAAAAAATAAAGATTATAATAATTATAGTTTATCTGATATCTTGGGTTTTGAAAAGGAAGAATATTTTAATAATAATGTTTACACTGCAGAATTGTATTCTAATGTTAATATTTTTGATGAACTTTATATGAAAATATTTATAAATGGTAAAGAAATACCTCGTTATAGTACTAGTAAAGGTGGTTTTTATTATTTTGAAACATTTGATTTAAATATGGATGATTGTTTTGGTAACAAGGCAAGTTTTGATTTACCTATAAATTCTTTTGAAATAACACAAGATAATTTGGATATTAAAGATATAAGTATACAATTAAATAATAGTTATGATTATTATATAAATACTCCAGTATCATTTAAATTTATGTTAACATTTGAATACCTTACCGATGAACTAAAGTAGTTGTCTGTAGTTGTCTGTAGTTGTCTGTAGTTGTCTGTAGTTGTCTGTAGTTGTCTGTAGTTGTCTGTAGTTGTCTGTAGTTGTCTGTAGTTGTCTGTAGTTGTCTGTAGTTGTCTGTAGTTGTCTTGAACTAAAGTAGTTGTCTTGGTAAACAATATTTTTTATATTAAATTGGATTTGTCATAAAATAATATTATTGATATTATTTAATGAACACATTTTATAAAATGAACGAATTTTATTTTCCAAATGAATCGTTAGAATATTATTTATGTGATACCAATTGTTGTTGTGTTTGTTTTTCTAATGAGTATTGTATAAGAAATACAATTTTAGGAATAGATTTATCTTTATCAGATATTGAACAAAATTTTTTTGAAAATAATATAATTCCAGATAATTTGTTAGTAAAAAGTTGTTGTGGAGAACATTATATATGCATTAGTTGTATAAAAAAAATAATTAATAATTATGAAAACCATCCTATAAATGACACCAATTCTCATTTGTCATGTCCATATCCATTCAAAGAATGTGTTACAGAAATAGGTTTCAAAAATGTTTTTGATCATAATTTAATAAAAAAAATATGTAATGATCAAGAATGGATAAATTATAATACTCACGCTGAGCGGTTTTCTTTTCCTGGTTTTACACTGATTAAATGCCCCATTGTATCTTATAGAAGAGGATATCGAGGAATTTGTAATACAAATATTTTATTAGAAAATGAACTTGTAAAATCTACTCCTATAGGAGAACTAATAGTTAATTGTAATCAAAATGAAAATTGTTTAAAAAGTTTTTGTTTTAATTGTAAACAACATGTAAATTATTACCAAAATACATGTGACGAATGTAAAACAACACACGAAAATGAAAATCCAAATGTATTTAATTATTTTTTTAATAAAAATTATAATGATATCTTGGCAAACATACATACAGATCATATAAATACAGATACAGATCATATAAATACAGATACAGATCATATAAATACAGATCATATAAATACAGATACAGATCATACAAATACAAATAAGTTAGATTATGAAGAAGGTTCTTACTTATATTTAAATAAAGAAGTAACACCAGAAATTGCTATTAATCAAATAACATCGGCTATAATTAACGTAGATTCATATATGATTTGTTCTATTTGTAAAATTAGTTTATATAAAACAGAAAAGTGCAACGGACTTTCTCATCATAATTTAGAAAGATGTTATTCTTGTGGTAGAATTGGATTTATAACACGGGGTTTAGGTACACATTGGAATATTAATGGAGTAAGTGGGTGTTTTCGTTTTGATCATGATAATTATGTTAAAACAAATATACCAGAATATATTTGTAATGATTCAGTTTGTTCTAATCATGAAAAGGGAGATTGTATAATATCTGATCACCAACCTGGTATAAAACAATTACAATTATTAAGAAAGCGAGCATATGTTTATCATATGATAAAATCTTTATTACCAGAAATTAGATTATTAGTTTATGATAAATTATATGAAAATTTCTATTCGAAACCAGAATTATTACAATTTTTACCATATAAACAAACATTAATATTGTTATTACTATATAAAAATCGTAACATAGATTACATTGAAGATGTTGTTTATAAACAATTAGAATGTAATAACCCTGACCAACTTCCAGAATACATCTATAAAAATTATTGGATACCAAGTCAACAATATATCGAATTGCATCAACATTGTCAACTAACCGATAATCCCTTGTCTCGTTTACTAGAAAATTACACATACACTGATAATGAAGATGACACGTTATCTACAGATAGCGAATCTAGTTTACAAAATGACACAATTTTACAAAATGACACAATTTTACAAAATGACACAATTTTACAAGAACAATTACAAGATATTACAACAAATATATTAGATGAAATAATTAATGAGTTGAATCAAAATATCGAAAATACATATAATACCCAACCCCCAATATACAATGTTACACAAAATATATACACGTATGATTTAGAAAACACTTATGATTTAGAAAACACTTATGATTTAGAAAACACTTATGATTTAGAAAATGGTACAAATGCAATTACAATTACAAATAGATATACAAATACAAATAGATATAATCTACCAACATTAACTTTAAATTCTTATTCTTTATTAATAAACACGGAATCTGATACAGAATCTGAATCTGAATCTAATTAATTCCTTTTGATATAAAATTGATACAGAATTTATTACTTTTTTTTCTTTATGATAGCTTTAATTTTATCTTCTACTATGAAACTTTTATTTTGTAAAATAGATTGTGTCAATTCCTCTGCCTTTTGAGTATCATGTAATTTTTCATTTAGTTTTTGCATAATTACTTCTTTTTTAAATGTTTGTGAAATTTTCTTGGCGTATAAAACTATTTCTCCTTCTTTTAACGAAATACTATCCATATCATTTTTAGTCATGTATTCTTTAATATCAGATTCTAATGAATCTATTTCCTTTCTCCATTCTTGTTGTTTTTTGCGAGATTCAGCTAATTGTTTTTGTATTTCCAAGTATTTTTGAAATTTTTCCTGTATTGCAGTTAACATATTATTTATATTATATATTAAAAATAATATGGTACATAAACGACAAAGTAAAACAATTTAGAAAATAAATTCTGTTGATGTGTAAAAATATCAAATGTATTATTTACAGTTATTATTTACAGTTATTTTGACTTTATATTTACAGTTATTATTTACAGTTACATTCTATAACTACATTCTATAACTACATTCTATAACTACATTCTATAACTACATTTATGATCATTATCTGTTATTGATAATTGTTGATTACATATAATACAAATAAGTTTTTGACGTTTAGGTGACTTTATTTTAATTACATTGTTTTGTACAGTTGATTTAATTGTGTTGTCTGACATAGTTGATATAATTATACTAATTATAAAAAAAATTAATTTAAAACAAAATAATCTTTTGTTTAGTAAAGATGATTGTTGACAAATATAAGCCAACAACTCAAAAATCTTTGTTTCACAAAGATATAATTAATCATATTCGTAAATGGATAAAAATGATTGAAGATTATGCAGAAGATAAAAAATCTGTAAAAAATATTCTTTTTTTACATGGCCCTGTAGGATGTTCAAAAACTGTGACTGTAGAATGTTTATTTAAAAGTTATAATGTAATTGAAATAGATTCGGATATGTTAAGATCAACAGATAAAATATCGGATTGTTTGCAAAGTATAGTTGGATTTAATGAAATAACACTTTCAAATATTGATAAATGGAATCATAAAAATAAACGTGATAAATCAAATGTTGTTTTTATAGATAATTTAGAATTATGCGATCGAGGTATTGAAAGTTTTATAGATACATTACATAATAAAAATAACATTAATGTTCCCATAATTCTTGTATGTAATAATTCTAAATTTCGAGATATGTTTGCAAATAATGTTAATTGTACATTTATAGAGTTTAAAAAGCCAAGTTTATTAGAATTAACGAAATTATCAAATGAAATTTCTAAAGCAGAACATTTAGATTTAAAAAAAGATCAAATTAAAAAGATAATAGAATTTTCAGAATATGATATAAGACAATTATTATTTTTACTAGAACAATGGACTTTGAGTAAACAAATATCTGTATCCTTTGAAGATTTTATAAATTCTGTTCAAGTTAAACATACTGATAAAGATCTGTATGAAAAGATGGAATATTTATTTGATTATAATAAAAAATTTGATATTGAAGAAACATTTATAATAGCTTCATCTGAACCTCAGACATTATCTTGTTCAATATATCAAAATTATTTAACTTTAAATACACCTGTTTTAGATAAACAAAAGAATATAGATTTATTATCTAATTATTCAAGCATTATGGATTGTATTTCAATGTCAAATATAATACATAATGATATTTATGAACATCAAAATTGGGAATTGTATAATGATTATATCTTTTCTTCTACAGTTTTACCCAGTTATTACTTGAAAAAAAATACAAAAATATTATTTGATGAAAAGTACCTTGCCAAACCGACACTTAAAATACCTGAAACACTTAAAATACTTGAAACACTTAAAATACCTGAAACACTTAAAATACTTGAAACACCCGAAACACTTGAAACACTTGAAACACCCGAAACACTTGAAACACTTAAAATACTTGAAACACCCGAAACACTTGAAACACTTGAAACAGATATATATGATAAAAATAAGCAAAAATTGTATTATAAACAATTTACACCATATAAAGATATTTCTTATAATTTCTTAAATTCTTATGAAGAAGTTAAAAAGGTTTCAAAATTAAATTTGTATTCTAAAGTATCAAAGTCATCTGGGTTAATTGCATCTCCATATACGATATCTGATGCAACAAATTGTTTTATAATTGTTAAAATGTTTGTAAATTGTATTGAAAAGTTGAATGATTATTTTATAAAAAATAAACGGGGTAAAAACACAACAAAAAAAGAAAAATTAGATTTATGTGATAATATTATATTAGATTCTGTAAAAAGAGCATTAAATACACTTGTAGATAACGTATATCATTATAAATTGTTTGAAATAGATACAGATGATTTTTTGATAAAAAAATCTAAATATAAAACTAACGATGATATTAAACAAGATGTGCAAAACGTAGATTTACGAGTTTTAAAAAGATTTTTAAACATATTTACAATTGATGATAAACATAAAACGTTTAAATCACATATTGAAACATCTATTCAATATAAAATATTACAACGTTTAGTTGAAGATCATCAACAGCAAAAAGATAAATTATCAAACGATATTAATAATATCTTGACAGAAGATCTTGATAAAATTTGGAATTTAAGTTAAAATGGTGCAGTTGCTCCAAGGTATATACACCCACCTCCTAGTAAAAGCATAATAATATTACATACCAAGTTGAAGATAATAAAATCATAATTAGATTTCTTTTCAGTTTTGTATGATTCGTTTTTATTCATACATTCTGTAGCGATTGATGATGCAGCAATTCCAAAAATTGCTGAAATAAAAGTAGCACAGGCTATCATTAACATTTTAGGATTCATTTTTTATAATGTTTATACATTATATAAAGAAAATTAAAAAACTTAATTAAAAATTTAAATCCAATTGTAAATTAATTAAACATTGTTTTGCACATTCTTGTTCCGCATTTGTAACTTTTCTACCGAATCCAATACCAAGAATGTAATCTCCCCTTTGATGAATATCAATTAATTTTACATATACGTTTGGATTTTTAACTTTGTATTCTTCCAAGATACACAAAGTATAACGTAAGATTATTTTTTGTATTATTGGATCCATTTGTGTGAATTGATCTTTTGTAAAAGTCAACATTCTTGTAAAAACTTTTCTGTATAAAGGTCCATCTTCATTCAATGAAGAATAAACTGGTGTACGCCATTTTAGTGATTGAAAGTAACGTTGTAAACTATCTTTGAAATTATCATTCTTGGAAATAAGTTCTGCAAAATCAATAATATTTTCAATAACTAATCTAACAAAACGGTCTGCATATAAATACCCCCTTTCGCCAAAATCTACTAAAATAGATCCTATAAATGCTTCAAAACTATCTTCGTAATAACTTGGTGTATTCCTTCCACGATCTAAATCAAGTATAGTTTGGTTTTCAACTTGTAAAGATAATAACAAATAACTTTTAAATCCAAGAGTTACACCAATTTTGTGTAACATTGAACATTTTTCTATTTTAATCTTTAATTTCGTAAGAAATCCCTCTCTTTCGTTTCCAAAACGTTCGAATAAATACCTCCCTTCAATTCCTTTCAAAATATGGTCCCCCAAGTATTCTAAGCGTTCACTTGATTCTTTTGGAATATACAAAAATAGATCTTGTTTATTTTCTTGTTTATTTTCTTGTTTATTTTCTTGTTTATTACCGTTTGAATTATTAGTAAAATAATACTGTACTGCTTGATAATAACTTTCATGAACAAAAGCGTGTTGGTAATTTTCTAAATTATTTATAACTAGGCGTTCATTATTGTCACCAATGTTGCCAAAATAATTTAGAATATTTTCAACGTTTTCTTTTGTTATCAAACGATTATTTGGATTATCCATTTGATTTAGTATCTTTTTTATTTTATTTTCAATTTTTTTATTTTATTTCATCGTACATTAAAAATTATACATTAAAAAAAAATGAAAAAAAACTAAAATTCTTAAATATGTATTTTGATGGATATATTTAAATTGCCATCGAGTATATCGTGGTGCGAATCTAAGTACAAAGTTGTACCATATATTGCTGAATTTTGGAATACATTAACTGGAATTTGTTTAATAGTTTCTGGATTATGGTTTTACAAAAATAATCAATATTGGATGTTGAATTATTCAAAATATAATCCAAATTTTTCTAGAATAATTGGATTATTAGTATTTGTAGGTATTGGTACAATGTTATTTCATAGTACTTTGTATTATCCATTTCAATTATTGGATGAACTACCTATGATATTGTTGTCTAATGAATATCTTGTTTTATTAATGTCATTGGAAACTACTAGACAAATTTTGTCAAAAAAACAACTTTATCGTTTAAATATTGTTTTATCTTATTCGTATACATCAATTCCATTTGTTATTGTTAGTTATTTTATACATCCAACGTTACAGATAATATCTTTTCACATTACTTTAAAAATATCAGAAGTTTGTATAGTTTTAATTTTGTATAAATTGTCAAATAGTTTGAATAGTATAGTCTACTCACAAATTTATAAACATCAAAAAATATTAAGACAATCTCGTAATCACAATAGAGAAATATTATTAACTCGAAGTACCTTTCAGCAAGGTAACTTTTTAGGTTTTAGAAATCATAGTAAAAATTATAGTCAAAATTATAGTCAAAGTAGATTGTTAGATATTGTTCAAACAAATATTAAACAATATATCAAATATCGTAGCGAATTAAAAAATACAATTCAATTAGGGTTGTGTTTTTACGGCATTAGTATTGGAATTTGGTGTGTTGAAAATATGTTTTGTAAATATGTACAACCATTTCAACTACATGCCGTTTGGCATTTATTATCCAGTATAGGTATATATTATTTAAACACTATTATGAAAATTCATATAATTATTGATGAGTTTACCTATAAAAATTACTTTTAAAACGATTAATATCAAAAATTAATAGATTTCAAAAAACAACATGGTTTAAAAAGATTAATATATTTCAATAAATTAATTTATTAAAATTGATCAAAAAACAACATTAAAGTCAAATATTAAAGCTTAAGGAGTTTATATTAAAGTAAATACGTTTAGATCTCAAAGTAAATACGTTTAGATCTCTTCTTTATCCAGTTTTACAGCACATGGTCTACAATATGTTCCGTCATCTGCTGATACAAGTTCTTCACATTCAAAACAATAGCCATTTTCGCATTCATAACACCAAAAAGTATTAGCGCAATCATCACATAAAGATTTTTCACATTTTACACAATCTCCAATATTATCACACGCCGCACAAATTTTACTAGTACATGAATCACATGTACTAATAAAACAATCTTCAAATTCTGATTTGATATGAGTATAATGGAAATTACAATCATTACACCATATAACATCGTCTCCACAGTTTTCATCCTTTTCTACTGCAGTCCCATTACAATAACCGCATCGTCCACCAACTCTTGGAAATTTTTCATTCATTCTTTGCATAGCACTCGTGACATCTGATGCTTGGCACATAATAAAGCTTTAACTGGCTGTTTACGATTTTCTACATATTTTATGTTTAAAATTCAATTTTTTCTAGTATAACATAGCCACCAACCACACAGCCACACAGCCCCACACAGCCTTGATTTATAAATAAAAATAATATGTTTTAAAAGCTACGTTTGCAATAAATATTAAAATTTATTATTATACAATAATGGAAATTAATAAGTCTAATTTAAAAAATTTTACGTTTGAAGAATTTTCAAAATTAATCAATGAAAAGGACACGTTAATTTATTTTAAAGGCAAGTTAACAGATAACTTAAAAGACCAATTTAATCCAAGGATCATCTTATTAGCATATACTATTCATCAATTTAGCAATAAATTATTCTATAAATCAGATGAATTATTAGAATTATTGATTAAATATAGTAGTGAAAAACTAATTGATTTATTTGAAAAGAATCCAGATAGTAACGAATTTAGAATAGAATATAATAAATTTAACGACTACTTTAACGAATGGAAATGTCTGGATGCAATAAAATTAAAAGATTTTTTTAACAATTCGTTAAAAGATTTAGATATATATAAAAACATGGATTTCACTGATGATATTAAAACTCAGATTAATTCAAAAAAAGAATTTATCAAGAGACGAAAGGAAATTATTGTTAATAAATATAAATTAAATTTACAGTCAAATGAAACATGTACAAATGCAGAAAATGATTTAGAAGACACAATTGAAAAATCATTTTGGGATTTGTTTCGAGAATCTATTATTAGATTTGAATCTAGAACGTTAAATGAACAAGATATTCAGTGGATTGTAAATTTATTAATAGAAATAAAAGATTTGATTAATCTTTTAACACCAAATAATCAGGTATTTGTAAATGAAACTAATGACTATTTTGATATAAAATTTATTGAACAAAGGATTAGAAATAATTGCTTAGACCCGGGATATTTAAATCAATTATTATTTTTTATAATGGATAGAATTCTTTTACTCCAAGCTGCAGATGATGATATTTCAACAAAAAGGTGGATTTATTTGACAAAGCGATTATTAGAATACGATTGTCATTATTATGATTTATTACCTATTTATTTTAAAACTGTTTATAAAAAATTAAAACGAATAAATCATCAATTGTCGGAATATAATGAAAATACTTGAAAAAAACATCACAGCAACGCACAGCAACGCACAGCAACGCACAGCAACGCACAGCAACGCACAGCAACGCACAGCAACTAATTTTGATGACAACTTTAACCGAAACTGTTTAAGCTTTTTGAGTAGACCAAATTAATTTATTATCTTTATCTGTAACTTCCAGTACACAAGACCCCCCCTTTTCTAATAAATTTGCTCGGTTTAATCTAGAAGAACTTGTTGATTGAGATTTTGATTCCCAAACTAAATTATTATCTTTATCTAATAAAACAAAGTTTCCATCTGGTCTTAATACTACTTTGTAAGGTGCAGAACCTTTACCGCTAGTTCCAGATTCCCAAACCTTTTTATTAGCTTTATCATACATTGCAATATTTCCGTCGCCTTCATTTTTAAAACGACAAGTTACTGCTCCTCTTCCACCTCCGGTAGTTAATTCGTTATTGCAATCTTTAATAGATCCGCATAATCCTTTGTTTCTGCTAATATCCGAAACTAATTTTGCTTCTGCCTTTGCTTGTAATATTTGTGATTTATTAACAATTAAAGTTTTAGATCCTTTGGGAGTAGAAGCAGCATATTCTGGCATTTGTTTACAAGGATTTACCCATAAACCATATTTACCTTCATTTGAATTACATTTATCATTTTTTACAACATTATAAATCTTACCACACCAATGTGATGGATCGTTCATTGCTTCTGGATTACAAGTAAGTAGATTGTAGTTAGTATTTGATTCCAATTTATTATATACTTTTGTAACAGGAGAATTTTTATCTCGTATTTGTTTTACCAAATGTGTATTTATATCATCACATTTGATATTTGAATTAATGGAAAAATCACTTCTCATCATACAATTTTCTGTATCACTTTCGCTTTTACTTAAACATTGTACTGATTTATTATCAATCAAACGAACTATAGGTAAATCATCACTGATACATCTTAAATCAGAAAATGCATTTGTAACAACGACTGCATCTAAATGTTCCTTTTTGTCTTGATTAAGCAAATAGTAAAATACACATAATACAACTGTTAATATTGCTAGATCAGTTATTTTTATCATTTTTATAATTCTTATATAATAACTATATAAAAAAGTAATATAAAAAAGTAATATAAAAAAGTAACTATAAAAAAGTAATATAAAAAAGTAACTATAAAAAAGTAATATAAAAAAGTAATATAAAAAAGTAATATAAAAAAGTAACTATAAAAAAGTAATATAAAAAAGTAACTATAAAAAAGTAATATAAAAAAAATTACTTTTTGATCAATTTCAATAAATCTATTAATATTTAAAGAAAATTGAATAAAATGGTAAACATATTAAAAATTCAAATGGATGTAAAAATTTCTACAGTAACATTGTCTACTAAATTACCAAATTGTCAATTGAATTTGACGAATATTGGTAAATATTTAGATATAGATGATGATATAATTGGAATAAAGTATAATTATGCGGATTTAAGTATTATGAAAGGTAAATATTTGACTACGATATATAAAAAAGCAAAGATAAAAAATGCGGAAAAGATAAATAAGACATTGTTTTATAATCAAATATCTATAATAATTAATAATAATGGAAATAATGTAAATGTTAAATTATTTGGAAATGGTAGTTTGCATTTGACAGGGTGTAAATATATAGATGAAGGAGCAATTGTAACGCGAAAAATTTATGAGAAATTAAATAGTATTCGAAGTAAAAAGGATATAATTCTTATTACAAAAGATTTGAATAATGTTTTGGTTGACAAAGATAATTTGGTATATTCTTATTCACCTCATCAAATTATTGGATATCGTAAAGATCTTGAATCTAAGAGATATACTATTAACAAAAAGGAATTCCTTATTGATAACAAGACAAATATGTTTATAACTGAAAAAATGGAAACTCAAAGACGTAAATTTATTCATAATTTAAATGGAGAATTTATTGGATATTCTAAAATTGAATTGATGAAAAATCGTAACAAATTTTATAAAAACAATAACAATATCTATTTTGATACTGAAAATGGTTTGATTTATCATAATAATGATACAATTATAGGAAAAATTACATATACTGTAGATAGTAGTAAACTAACAGATGTATCACAAACACCTGAAATTTTTGAAATAGATTATGATTGTAATCCATTTGTTGAACACAGTTATACTGTAACACCACATGAGACATTTGACCTGAATGTTAATTGTATGAATGTATATTTTAATATTGATTACAAAATTAATAGACAACGTTTTTACGAACGTTTAATTGATATGAATTATATTTGCAAGTATAAACCGGAATCGTATTCTGGTATCAAATTAATTTACAAAATTCCATTACAACAAACTGGTAAATTTGGGTTTTGTGAATGTACAAATAAATGTACTTGTATAAATATAACATTTTTAATTTTTCAAAGTGGAAATGTTATTGGTACTGGTTTTAAATCAGATGAGCAAATAAAACTTGCAACAGATAATTTTTTTGAATTATGTAATAGTGTTAAAACAAATATTAAAAAAAGATTGTTTGTATAAAACAAATATTAAAAACAATATTAATGCCGTAATCCGGTCCCAAGCCCTACGCGGGATCCGTCATACTATATAAACCATACTATATAAACCATACTATATAAACCCATCTAATTTAACAATGTCATAATTTAACAATGTCATAATTTAACAATGTCATAATTTAACAATGTCATAATTTAACAATGTCATAATTTAACAATGTCATAATTTATATGTAAATTGTATATATAAATTGTAAATTGTAAAAAGTTTATTTCTTGACAAAATGTAAGCGATGACATTAGGAATTAACGTAATTAATAAATCTTTAAATATTTCTATTAATGATAATGGTAAAGGTTATGGTGTTTTAATAGATGATACCATACAAGAAATAAAGGATAAAATTTTTGTAAATACACATGATTTTTATAACGAGACATTGGCTTACTACCCTAATCTTGTAAAAGTAGAAATTCGTCAAGACGATGACACATTTAAATCGATTAGTGATAATAATTCTTTAGTGTTTTTTTATGAAATCTTGCCACGTCATCCAGAAATTTATATAACATCTATTTCAAATATAATTGACCAAGATACTTATTTGGAATTTAATCTAGATCCATTTGAGTTGTATAATAAAGTAAAAACAGATGATGATATAATTGTATCTTTATATGAAAAATTAATCATTGACTTTATAGATCTAACAATTGACGATTTATATATCATGATTAAAATGAAATTTTTCAACTTTAATCGTAATTCTTCTAGTTCTATTATTAGTACGGAGGAAAATCAAAATTTAATAAATGAAATACAAGCCTTTTTTAATAAAGTAAGGTCATCATATAATACTTCTACAAAAAATTTAAAAAAAGAAAGTGACAATTTATCTGATTTTTACAAAGGTGTGTATTCTTTAAATTCTACAAAATATTATGAAAATAATGTAGACGGTAAAAGTGCCTTACCGAATTTTAATTATACAAATATAAATTTTGTTATAAAAAATAAAGATTACGAAGGGGGTGTGGAAGGAAAATTTATAAAATTACAACAAATATTTAATTTATTAGAATTATCTGATAATATTCCGTTAATTGCATTTAATGATAGTCCAAGGCGAGATCCAAAGATTAAAATATACAACAAATTAGTTAATGATTTATCAGAAAATTCAATAAAGTCTTGGATTTTAAATGAAAAGAAAAAGTTGAAACGGGTATCTTATAAAAAAGTACGTGGTTTAATGTTTAAATATATGTGTTTTCAAACAACAAAACCTCAAAATAGTTATATAACTTTAATCATTAATGAAAATGGGTTAATAAATGTTAAAGTAAATTTTGAAGATGAAGATGATCAAAAATCAATTAATAATATTATTGAAACTGTAAGGGATGCTGTAGATGATATAATTGATATTTTAAATAGTTTACACGGTGTATTTTCTAAATCAAGGCGTTTACAAGATACAGATAATTCTAGTATAACGATATCTTCTATTAATTCTATTTTAGAAACATCTGTTAAAATAAAAAAATCAAAGTTTGAAAAAATGTTGACAAGATTTGAGGCATCTAGATTATTTGAATCAAAAGATATTAAAAATGATATGATATCAATGTATTATAAAAGATTTGGAAAACGTAATGTAGATGATGAGAGTGAACGTTTAGGAATTACAGTAAATATACAAGATAATCCATACAAGTTAAATTCTAGTACTATTACGATCTATGGTGGGTATAATATAAATCAATTAAAGGTTATTGTAGATGAAATTTTTGTTTTATCAGAATTATCAGCCAATTTAAAAAGTAATATTTTTGAAGATTCGGATGACGATTCAGATACGGAACAAGTAGTTAAAGAAAGGACTCAAAATGTAAAACTTTTAAGACAACAAGGTGCCAAAACTTCTTCTACAAAATGTCAAAAACAACGTCAACCGATAATAAATAATGATACGGAAATAAAGAATCCAGATATTGTAATGGTATACAAGGGGAATAAATATATGTGTGATAATAATACACATAAATATCCTGGTTTAACATCTGGGGAAATACCTTGTTGTTTTAAAAATCCTGGAAAAGGTTTAGAATATTTAACAAGTAGTAAAATAATGGGTATCAAGGTTCAACCTAGTAATTTTACAATTGATATTAAAGATTCCAATGATAAAACTTTTACTACATATGTTATAAAGGTAACATCTGAATATATAGAAGATTTTGATTTGTCAAAATCTAGATATTTTTATTATGATAATACAAATGAAAATTTCCCATTGGTTCATATACATAATCCAGAATTAGTAAAAACTATTAATACTGATGAAAAAAATAACAAGGATGAAAGTATTTGGCTTGCAGAAGTTCCATTATTACAAATCAAAACTAATCCTAATAAAAATACTTGTTTAAACATTCCTAATTTACACAAAAGAAACAAATACGATTTACATGATCCATGTAAACATCATAAAAAATTCAACACGTTTGGATACAATCCAAATTCTTACCCTTGTTGTTTTGAAAATGCACAAACTGTATATAGAGCTAAAAAAAAAGAACGAGGTACTGTAAAACAACATATCTTGACAACTGATAAATTGTTAGGACACAAAAGATTAGGTATATTGCAACCAGGATTAAATAAGTTGTTAAATGAAATTATAAAAACAGATTCTGAGGAAACCGGTCCCCCTGCATTTTTACGTTGGGGTGTGAACCAAAATGATTTTTCATTTTTAAATTGTATTGTAGAATCAATAAGTGATAATTCGGAATTAAAAATTGATAGCGTATACGAATTGCGAAGAGTCTTGGTAAATTATATAAAACAACATCCAGAAACCTTTTTAAAACTTAATAATGGTAATATAAGTTTAAAATATGGTAGCGTAGATAATTACGTTGATGAAATTAATAGTGAAATATCAATTCATTGGACAGATTTAATTGATTTAGTACAAATAGTTTTATCTTGTAATATATTGATTATTGATATACCATATGTAGAAACATTGTCAAAAATAAAATTTGAGTATGAAGATATGCGCTTAGTATGTAATTTTGATATACATCAAGATCGGACTAAACCATTTTTATTCTTGATTAAAAAACAAAATGCATTTGAAATAATTGTATCTAATTCGGCTACACATTGGAACAGTGAGTTTGAAAAAGTCCAGATAAAAGACAAAGAGACTCCTGTTATAAATTTCTTGTTTAAATATGATGAGGACCCATCTACCACTAAAACACCAATTGTCAACTTCTTTTTAGATTATTATAACTCAAGTTGTGTTAAACAAACTCGATTCCCGGACAAATATCCTTATGATGAATTGTATGATGCAAAATATGTAATCGAAATGTTAAAAGACACTGATGATAATATAATGTATCAAATGAGAAATGAATTTAATAAGATTAACTTTTTGGTAACACGACGTGGTTTTATAGTTCCTGTTAAGGAAACTGGTATTGAAAATAATATAAGAGTATTTTCATTTACTGATTTTATATTAAGGGATAAGGCAATTCATATTGAAAAAATAATACAAGGCCTTGATACATTTAATCAATCTCCAATCCAGCCTAAAATGAAATTATTAGGTATAACAACAAGAAATAATTATTATACAGGTGTCTTGACAAATTTTGGTCAAATAGTCCCAGTTAAAAGATCAGAAATTACTAATAACATTACACTACCAATTTTACCAACAAAATATTATTACGACGTTGATCAATATCTATCTGGTTCCGTAGTAAAGGATAATGAAGCAACAAAATGGAATTCAAACGTAAACGATTATAAACTAAAAATATATGATATTAAAAAACAATTAGGAGAAAATTTGTCTAAAAGAGACGATGTTAAAAATACAATACAAGAAATTAATAAAAACACCGATATGACTCGCTTACAAAAAATAAATGCTATCAAAGTTATATTAAAACAAATTAATCTAAATGCAAATTTAAATGCAATGGAAAATAATTTGGATTTTATATTAGATAATATATCAAATGAAATAATCAATGACAATATTGAAAATTCATTATTAAATAATTTAATAACATCGGATACATTTAATCCAGATGAAATTACAAAGAGATCTACTGAATCCATATGGTTAAATATAGGTGATATTCAAAAATGGTTTAAAAAGTTTTCTGGTAGTAATTAAACAAATTATTCGTTTTTAATTGTAATATTATTTAAAAAGGAATTGTATAATGAAAATGATTGATAAAATTTCAGAACAAGATCTTACAAAATACAATACTTGTGCAAAAATTTGTGGTTTAGTAATCAAAGAAATTTTTTCAAAAATTCTTTCAAGCGAAATGTTGAGTGTAACTAGTTTATGCGAATATGGCGATACTAGAATTAAAGAAGAATGTGATAAAATTTATAAACGAGAAACTGTAAAGGGAAGTGCATTTGCAACTAGTATATCATTAAATGATTGCGTTGGATATTACATTTATGAAGGGGGTAATGAAAAAGATACAAGTGAATATAATACAATAAAATTGGGAGATGTTGTAAAAGTTGAATTAGGTGTAAATATAAGTGGATGTATTGCAAATTTAGGAGAAACAATGGTTTATACAAATGATAAAAGTCAAGAAAATGTTAATAAAAAATATCTTGATTTACTAAATGAATTACAAACGGATGTTCAAAAATTGTTGATACCAGGCAATACCAACGATGATGTAAAAATTATTATAGAAAGTAAATGTACACAAATCGGATGTTTTCCTGTAGAAAATACAACAAGTTATCAGCATTTAGATGGACAATTACAGACCCTTGAATCTAAATATATGATAACGAATTATCAAAAATATTACGATGATGACAATAATTTAGCTGTTTTGCAAAATATTTGTTTTGAATTTGAACAAGGTGATGTTTATACAGTTTCTTTAGTCTTAGTGCCAAATGATATTGAACAAAATGATGAAACTACACATAATTACATTGAAAAACACGATCCTCATATTTATAGATTTAATGATCAATATTATGGATTGCGGTTAAAAATGTCTAGGGATTTTTTTTCTAAAGCAAAGTCCGAACATAATACAAATGCCTTTAATTCATTACCATATAAAAATAATTCTAGACATAGAGTTGGTATAAAAGAATGTTATGAAAATGGAATATTGGAAAATTATCCAGTATTATATACAAAGGATAAATATCCAGTATTTCATAAAAAATTCACAGTTATCGTTGGTGATAATAAATGTGTAACATTAAAATACAATGTGTAACATTAAAATACAATGTGTAACATTAAAATACAATGTGTAACAAATTTAACATTAAAATACAATATATAATAAATTTAAATTTTTAGTTGTTTTTTTATATTTAATTTCTTGATATGTTATATAAAAGTATGGGTGGTACAACATCAGCAGCTCCTGTAATAAATCCTGTTGTTTTAGAAAATGTATGCACATATAAAAAGGATGAATTTAATACAAAAATAGAAATTCTCAAAGATGCTCACGGATTAATACAGCATTATGCAAGCTTATTGTTATCTGAAAAGATGCCAATGAATTTGCCAGAATATAAAAATTATAGTTCTGTAAGTGAAGATCATTTTAATACAAAACGCAAAACTGAAATGGCTGATTTGCAAGCAGCTAATCCAAAAATAAGAAATTATTATGACTTTTACAATGGATTAATTAATTTACAAGTAGAATATGAAAGAAATGATATAACTGAAAATGAACGTCGAAATAAGATTAAAGATGTTTTCAATATAAGTTATATTGTTTTAAAATTGCTAGTTGAAGAATTGTGGGAATCTTGTGATTTACAAAATCCACCTCCACCACCACAACCAGAAAATCCACAACCAGAAGGATATTTTTAAAAAGTATATTAAAATACATTAAAGTATATTAAAATACAAAAATACACAAAACACGATTATTTTCTATGACTAGATTTAAATATATTATATTCTGAATCTATAGAACTCGGTATATAACTATTACTTGTGCGCTTATTACTTGTGCGCTTATTACTTGTGCGCTTATTACTCGTGCGCTTATTACTCGTGCGCTTATTACTTTTGGGCTTATTATATTCTGAATCTATAGAACTTGGTGTAGAACTATCTTTATAGTTTTTTAAAATATCAAAAAAGGAGTCGTAAGAAGTTTCTTGGTTTGAATTATAAGATGATTTATTTGACAAATCATTTGACAAAATACTTGAATTATCGTATTTGTCAAGATCTATATCAGAATAAATATCAGAATAAATATCAGAATAAATATCAGAATAAATATCAGAATAAATATCAGAATTTGTGTCTGAATTAGATCCTGACAACTCCTTTAGAATTCTTAATTTATTTGACAAATTATCTGACAAAATACTTGAATTATCGTATTTGTCAGGATCTATTTCTTGACTTGGGGTACTTAATTCTGACAAATCCTTTATAATTCTTAATTTATTTGATGCTGGTACTCGTACCATTTTATTTTTATCTGTACTAAAAAATTCAAGTTCCCTTTCATTTTTAAATTTAGTATTTAATGTTTTGTATAATAATGGAGTTGAAACATCTGATAAATCATCGTTATATGAATCGTTATATGAATCGTAACTAGATAAAGGTAAGGAAGAAGTTGGTAAGATAACATTACGCCCTTTATCGGTTCTATAAATTTTTGCATTTTTTGCATTTTTTGCATTTGTATTTGTATTTGTATTTGTATTTGTATTTGTATTTGTACCAGTATAACTTTTGTTTAACCCCAATAATTCGCGAAGTAAATGCTTTGACATCTTAATATATATATAGAAATAAAAAATGAATTTTAATTTGTTATTTAAATTTTTTATGGTGTTTAAGATTTTTAAACAGAAAAAGAAAATATTATCGGAACCTACCTTACCAGTTCAGCCTTATAGTCCCCATCAGCATTTGTATAAACCAATAATATATTATAGCGTTGATAAAAAAGAATACGTTACAGTATATGTACCAGAATATATGAATATTCATACAAATGCTACAACAAATGTTACAACAAATGCTACAACAAATGTTACAACAAATGTTACAACAAATGCTACAACAAAATTTTGTGATGATAAATTACATGAAATATATGATTATTATTTAAATAGCCAAGAACAACTGGAACAACTGGAAGTAGTAGAAAAAAATATAGGTAAAAATGAAAATGAAATTACAAATAACAATTCGAAAAATTTAGATTATATTACAAATAATTTAGATTACTCTGATACGTACTCTTATATGTACTCTAATACGTACTCTGATACGTACTCTGATATAACGTAGGTAATAAAAATTATTAATTATTAATTTTTAATTTATTTGTATAAAGTAATAATAAATATGTCAAAACCACTTGATGAAAAGCTATATGATAAGATAAAAAAAAAGGCGGATGACAAATTCGATTCAAAAACCGGTATTTATAGATCTAGTTGGATAGTTAAAGAATATAAACGTCTAGGTGGAAAATATATTGGTAAACGTCCATCAATAAAATCTCCTGGATTACGTAGATGGTATAAAGAGAAATGGGTAGATTTAAATAGACCCATTAAAAACAAAAGTGGAAAAGTGATTGGGTACAAATCTTGTGGTAGATCTAGTGTTACACGATCTGTTAAACGATCTGTTAAACGATCTGTTAAACGATCTGTTAAACGATCAACGGAAAAATACCCCCTGTGTAGACCTAGTAAAAGAGTATCACCTAAAACTCCAAAAACATATAAGCAATTAAAGAAAAGTAGTATAAACAAGGCTAAAAAACAAAAAAGTATAGTGCGTGGATCCAAAAATATAAAATTCGGAGGTAAAAGTCAATATTATGGTAAACGAAGCAGTGTTATGATAAAAATACCTGAATCTGTAAAAAAAGTTGCATTATATTCTTACAAACTTGCAAAATTAGGTTTTAAGGGTGGTCTTGAAACTGGTTGGAAACGAGCTCATCAATTGTCTACGCGAGAATATATACCTGTAGAAGATCTTAAATATATGAGAGCTTGGTTTGCACGACATATAATAACAAGTTATCCAACTTATAAAAAATGGTTTGATAATGGTCGTCCAAAGGGTAAAGAATGGCATAATAAAAGAGGTATTATAGCTTATTTAATTTGGGGAGCCGATCCAGCATTTAAATGGGTAAATTCCGAAAAAAACATCAACTTATTAAATAAACATTTTAATAAAAATTACAAACCTATGAAATTAAAGTGAAATAGTAATGTTTTCTTCTTGTTGATGTAGCAAATTGATCATCAACCTATGAAAGAATGATATATATACAAATCTTCCAAAGATACCAAAGATACCAACAACTCTTAAACATCTAGGAAAATGTAAAAGTTGTTTCATTGTTGGTATCTTGTTGAACTTCTTGTTGTGTAATCTGTGGTGTAATTGGTGGTGATTGAGTTGTATTTTTTAGTGTATTAATAATGATGTTTTTTATTTCATTAATAATATCTGGATTGTTAATTAATAATGTATTAATAAATTGTAAATTTTTATCATATGCAAGTTTATTTATTTGTGCTAATAACTGTGGTTTATCATTTAATAACTTTATTGAATTTATCAAGTTACTATTTCCTTCCAATGTTGAAATAATATTTGGCATATTAGGTCGCGAAATTAGCAAGTTTTGTGCTATTTCAAGATCTGTAGAAATTGGTTTGTTAGAAAGGCTATTTTGTAACCCAATAGCTATACTATGTAAAAATCCATTTGCTGGTATTGGCAATAGTGGTAAAATTTCTGATAAAGCAAATAAACCATATCCTAATATAGTTGTAATATATGAACTATCTGACATATTTTTATAATACAATACATTATTTTATGTAAAATAATTAAACACATATCTAGTAAAAAAACTGATTTATTTTTATTATATCATATTAATACAATAGTTGTTATCAAAATGGTACATACAAGATTACAAAAAAGAAAAAACGATGAAATAAATCAAAATGATACCAGTAACTTAAATGACAGTACCGGTAATTTACAAGTCAATAGCGAATTCTCTAATGTAATAATTACAAAAAAAAAAAGAAAATATCAATCTATAGTCCAAGATAAAATTCAAATTGGTATAGTCGAAGAAACAGATACCTTACCGTCAATTCGACAAGATACCAATAATGAAACAGGTGCTGAAACAGGTACTGAAGCAGGTACTGAAACAGGTACTGAAACAGATACTGAAGCAGGTACTGAAACAGGTACTGAAGCAGATAATGAAACAGATAATGAAACAGATAATGAAAAAAACAAGGCAAATATAATTACACAGACTATACAAAATATTTTACAAAAGTTTATTAAAAATAATAAAGACGACTACGACGAAGAACGCGAAGAAGACGAAGAATATAAAAACAAGCCAAAGGATGATTATGACCAATATCTTAAACATATGGAATCTATATATGATGGAAATTTCTTTACAAGAACATCGATAGACGATAGAAAAAGTAAACTAAAATCGTCATATACAATTGACGAAATTAAAAATATGAATGGAGAATTAAAACGATTAAAGGAGTCTTATAAATCTAATGCTCCAAATGTTACAGATATATTAAATATGGATATTGATATTACTAAAAAACAAATGTTATTAGAAAAGGTGCATCAATATACTAATTCTGAAATATTGACACCAGAATATACAAATAATTTAAAATTTTTAACATCAACTATTAAACAATATAAAGATACAGAACTTCAAGCATTAGAACGTGAAATTTTAAAATACGCTGGTGATATGCAATATTCTGATAATTATAAAGAAAAAATTCTTAGATCAAAGATGTCATTCGATAACAAAATAATTGCCTATAAACGTCTTGAAGTAATGGAATCATTTGAAGCAAATGATACTTCTGAATATTCAAAATACAAGGCTTGGATGGATATTTTATTATCAATTCCTTATGATTTGATGATTAATAACAAAATTGAAAATGCAGCATCAAAACATTTTATAAAAAATGTACGTACAGTTTTGGATAAACGTTTATCGTTTTTAGAACGTGCAAAGGATCAAATTCTTAACATTGTTACACAAATGATTCGAAATCCTGATTTTACTATTAATGCAATTGGCTTACACGGGAAAAAAGGTCTGGGTAAAACTTGTCTCGTAAAAAGTATTTCTGAAGCATTGGGTAGACCATATCGTACAATTAGTTTAGGTGGCGAGTCAGATTCTTCTTTACTAACTGGTCACGGATTTACATATGTTGGAAGTTGTCCTGGAAGAATTATTGAAATACTTCGTGAAACTAAATGTACAAACCCAATTATTTTATTTGATGAATTAGACAAAGTGTCAGAAACACATCACGGAAAAGAAATTATAGGAAATTTGATTCATCTTACTGATTCTAGTACAAATGCCAAATACAACTATGACAAGTATTTTGCAGGTTTGGAATTTGATTTGTCTAAAGTATTGTTTATTTTTACATATAATGATCCTAGTAAAGTTGATCCTATTTTGGCTGATAGATTATTTAAAATTCGTGTTGATAATTATTCTATTCAAGAAAAAATGGAAATTACAAAAACGCATTTAATTAATACTATATTCCAACAATATTGTTTTACTAACCAAGATATACAGTTTGAAGAATCTGCTATTAATTATATAGTAGAATCTTCTCGATCAGATCAAGGGATGAGAGATATCAAAAGAAAATTTGAAATTGTAGTATCTAGAGTCAATACCCTTTTATTAACAGATCCTGAAGAAGATATTATTAGATTGAAATATAAATCATTATATCCTTACTATAAACAAGATATTAAACCTGTAAAAATATTACAAGAACATATTGATGTATTTTTATCAGACAGTATTACAGAAGACAAAAATGATAGTCCTCCTCCAGGAATGTATATTTAATCATAACCAGGAAATTATAACCAGGAAATTATAACCACGTAATCATAGGTTGTGTTGTACCAATTGCGCAAGCTGCTTCTTTTGATCCAGTTAATTCAATTAACGCATCCAAACCCATATCTACATGATTATCCACAGCGCATCCAGGGCATTCGTCCATTACTTTTAGATTCATACTTTTACCATTATAATTTACAGTAATAGTTTCACCACATCTACCACTCGCATTTTTTATTGCTGCCCAATATTTACTTTCACTAGTGTATTTCACACCTTGATTACCATTACAAGGTCCATATGACATTCCATCATTAAATGACTGTACTGTAGGACAACCTTCAACATCCTGACCAACTCTAAAATAAAAAGTAGCTTTACTAGTAGTTTGTAATCCACCTCCATTATTTCGTTGTTCAGGTTTTTGTTTTTCAGGTTTTTGTTTTTCAAGTTCAGGTTTTTCAAGTTCAGGTTTTTCAAGTTCAGGTTTTTCAAGTTCAGGTTTTTCAAGTTCAGGTTTTTCAAGTTCAGGTTTTTCAAGTTCAGGTTTTTCAAGTTCAGATTTTTGTTTTTCAAGTTTAGGTTTTTGTTGTTCAAGTTCAGGTTTTTGAAATGAACAATGTCTTTTTCTTAAATTGTGTCTATATCTACGAAGATCATGGTTCTTGGGTTTTAAAGCTTGAATTAATGTACCACTTAATATAAAATACAATACTAGTTTCATTAATAATCCAAAATATATTTTGTATGTATTTTGGACGAATCAATTTAAATGTTTATAACGCTTTATGTTTTTAATAGTTTCATTGTGTTTATTTTTACCATAATACAATGTTAATAAAGATGTCATTGGATGTTTTACAATATCATATACATTTTCAACAAATGAAATATGGTGATCCATATTTTGTGTACTGTTTTCTATTAGTGTTAATCTAGAATCAATGTCGTTTAATTTTTCTATAATATAATTTAACTTTTCATCGATATTATTTGATTTTAATTTTACGTCATTGTTATTCATTAAATGTATTTTTTTTATTATTAACCCAGAATAAAATAAAATACATTAATATAATAATAATGATTATAATACGTATTACATCTGTTACTTGAATAGTTGAAGTTATAGTATATTTAGTCTGTATATCTGGATATATTTTTGTAGCTAGTGATAAACCATTTGTAACTGCAGATTCAAGAGATGTAAATTTATAAAGATGATTACCATTATGTGTTCCTAAATTATACAGGTTGTTTATTGTTTTACTAGATGAATCTAAAAATGGTTGTTGACTTGTTGATATAAAAGCTGTATCTGTAGATATCCATTTGTTATTTTTATAAATGACACCTGGAGATAATAAACTGAGTGTAGGTTGAAGTAAATTAGGAAATGCTAATGTTAATTGGTAAAACACTTCTTGTATCAATTCATCTTTAGAACATTCGTTGGGAGTTTTATTAATTCTAGAACTTTTTTTGTCTGTTATTGTTACTGCTAAACTTATAACTGTTTTTGAAACTGTTTCTTCAAATTGCATATAGTCTGTCAATACAATAAAAGCGACACCCCATTCTGTTTTAGGAAATCCGTACACTTTATCTAAATTAAGAATAGTATCCCAATGAAATGTCATTGATAAATACTCTATATAACGTGTTTTAATTGCCCATTGTTTAAGAGTATTTAAATCACCAAATGCATTTTTTATAGGTCCTTCTGAATTTTCAAGTATATTTACCATATTGATTGGTGGTATAGCTAAAATGACAGTTTTACCTAAAATTTGTTTTCCAGATGTAACTATTTTAATATTGCCATCTTTTTCTATTAAACGTTCTACATTTGTATTTAGCATAAAATCTACATTTTTTGAAGTCAAGTACCTGTGCCATTTTTTAAATAATACGGTATCCATTGGGTATTTTGGTTGATATATAGTGTAAAGGGCCTGTTGATTAAACAATTGTAAAAATTCATGCAATGTATAATTCTGAGCACTAGCTCCATCTGTTAATCTACATATTCTATCAATTATATCAATCGAGTCCTTTTTAAAATTATTCTGTATCATAAATTCAAACATTGAAGTATCCATTCCATAATTGTAGTCGAATGTCAAACGTAAAAATGATATAACAAGATACATTAATTCTGTATAAGACAAAACTTTCCATATAGTATCACCCCCAATTGTACTAATACTAAAATTATAAGGTGTAAATGTATCAGTGAATTGTAATTCTAGATCGTGTAATAACTTGGAGAATACTTTATAAGTAGAACTATATATTCTTGGTCCATGTTCCGTAAAAACATTTTGTATAGAATTATTGTATTTTACAGGAACTCTTCTTACCCTATGGCATCCTCCTATATCATGTTCTTTTTCTATTATTAAAATTTTTTTATTAACATCGATATTACTACAATAATGTACTAGTGCTAATCCAGATGGCCCACCTCCTATAACAACAATATCATATATATCTTGTCGCGTATCCTCAGTATCTTCTAGCGTATCTTGTCGAGTATCTTGTCGCGTATCTTGTCGAGTATCTTGTAGCGTACTTTCTTTCATATTAGTTTATAATATTAAATAAAAAAAATGAAATAATTTACACAGTAATACAAAATTAAAATGTATTTGTTATTTACACAAGGTGATACATATGATACGTATGAAAGATTAATGTCCGTTTTAACACCAGGAATTGAATATCCTGGACGTTTAAATGATAATCTTATTAAAAATGCAATTGTTGTAAAAACTGATTTTTCAGATGAAAAGATTTTCTCAGAATTAAAAGAAATTTTATCAATTGTTGGTTATGATGGTCGGTTTTGTCTATTGAAATACGTAAATCAAAATTAAAAAAAAATGAAAATAAGAAACGATATAATAAATGGAGTGTAATGGATTTTATTAATAAACGTGTACAATTATTCCAAAAACTTGTAATTAATCATTTTGAAAAAACGTATTGTTTAAATACTGTTTTTCAATTAAGGTTTTTACAACCAAAATCAATGTATGTTAATAATAATTGTATACTAGTTCATAATTCTGTATTAAATCAAACATATAATCTTGATTTAGATATTAAAAAATACAGTATTGTTTTTATATTGTATAAAAATATCAATTTTAGAAAACGAGACGACGAATACATCCCTCGTTTAGATTCGCGTATAAAAACAAAAATCATAAATAATTTTAAAAAATTAAAAAGAAATGATATTAATAATGAAATTGTTTTTATCGGAAGAAAATATACAAATGTAAAGGATAAAAGTGATAAAATTGTAAATTGTTTTGGCTTATTTTGTACACGTGATATAGACAATATAGCAAAAAGTATACGTAATTCTGAAAATGAAAATGGCTCATCTACTGAAAATGGCTCATCTGAAAATGAAAATGGTTCATCCACTGAAAATGGTTCATCTGAAAATGAAAATGGTTCATCTACTGAAAATGGGTTAGATTCTTTTGATCATACTAAAACGGATAAATCAATATTAAGGAGAAAATTTTTAATGAATTTAAAGTATATAATAACATCTAGAGATAATATTTACAATTTAATAAGAAATGGATTATTTGTAGATGTAGAATTTACAAATGACATATATGATGATTTTAAAACATTTCCTATATCAATTGATACATCTGTTATGTTTATGATAGGTGTATCTTGGCTTAACAGCTCCAAAGCCTTTTCAGAGGCAGATAAAGAATCTATTTGCTATAATGATTTTACAGTAAATAGACTTTGCAAATTTGATGAAAAATATATTTTGACCAAGTTTTTAGATTTTGTTGAAAATAAATGGCTAAAAACTAATATGTGTGTATTATTATTTCATTGGAGTAATGCTGACAAATATGCTATAGAAAAGTCATTGCAAAGATATCCTGAATTATATTTACGATATCAAAATATGTTGTATTATATACAATATGTAGATCTATTATATGTTTTGAAAAAAACACTTCCATTACAAAGTTATTCGTTAAAATATGTTTCAAAATATTTTTTAAATATATCTTACGAATCAGAATGTCAAAATGGATTAGATGCAATGTGTTCTATTATTAAAAATGAAATTTCTTTGCAAAAATGCAAACAAACAAAAACATTATCTTATTTCCCATCTACAGCTGATATTATTCATTATAACAAAATAGATACAACCTTGTTATATAGAGTATTACAATATTTCATTTATTAATTAATTTACTTTTAAACTGTTTGGTTTTCTACCTCTACGTTTTTTAAGTGGTTCACTTAGAGTTTCCGTTTCTAAATCTTTGATAATCGCTTCAACTTTGATCGCTTCAACTTTGATCGCTTCAACTTGGTTCGCTTCAACTTGGTTCGCTTCAGCTTGGATCGCTTCAATTTGGCTCGCTTCAAATTGGATCGCTTCAATTTGACTTGTAATTACTTGACTTTCTGGAGTTTCAACTTGGCTTGTTTCTTGATTGTCGTTTAATTCGTCTTTTAATTCGTCTTTTAATTCGTCTTTTAATTCGTCTTTTAATTCGTCGTATTCTGATTGTGTATCTGATTGTGTATCTGATTGTGTATCTAAATCTGTATCTGTATCTGTATGATTACTAAAATCTTCTTGTACATTATTATTTTCATCAAATAAACTAATGTTTTCGTTATTTAAAATATCTTGATGTGTTTGATAGGAATGTGTTTTTGAAGAATTAAAGTAATAAAATGTCGAAAGTAATAAATCAATACCAACAATATAAATTATAAATTTGTTAAATAAAGAAAGATATTCGTTATTGTAAAATAAAAAATACAAGTATATGCCGGCGTATACTACCATACCAGATGCAATAGAATAAGTAGAAATACTTTCAAAATTGCATAATTTTGATTTATGCAAAACACTTTGCGATATTATAAACATATTATTTAGTTTTATTAAATAAATAAAATGTTATTTATAAACGACAATCAACAATATCAAGAAAGTAAAGTTAATGATATGAAATACAGTGGTGATATAGATCACAAATATGATCTAGCATTGCTTGCTTTGATCTATCTCCTTTATTATAATCTCCTATGATTTTTCCATTTTGGTCAAAAAATTTAATAGTTGGGTAACCTTTAAAATCCAATGCTGTTTTTAAATCATTGTCATCTAAATTCGAATCTTCTATTGATACACACGGGAACTCATTGCCTAATTGTTTGCATAATTGATTAAATGTAGGTTTGAATCTTTGACAATGTCCGCACCAATTCGCAAAAATTAATAACATACCTGGATTACCTCCATTGACTTTTTGATGAACGTACACTCCATTTTTTGTAACTTTAAAATCGGAACTTTTTAATTGTTTACCTTCCATTTTACTATACACCAATAAAATAATTTTAAAAATAATTTTAAAAATTATTTGTTAAATTATTTTAAAAAAAAATATTTTATTATTGTATATATTGTTATTAATGGTATTTTTGTTTTCGTTGTTTTTATTGTGTTATGTGTACTTGGTATATTTTTTTATTGAAGATCAAAAACGTGATACGGGTTATATGGTGATAAACAATGTATTATTAGCGTGTGATGTAAATTATATAAACGGATGTTGGGATAATTCGGATTATAATAAAATAATAGACTTTTTATTAAGGCACGATAATATAAATGATATGATTAAAAGATACTTGGGGAAAGATTATATATTAATAGATTATAGTTATTTGATAGAAAATTCATCAATACATACTTATCACAGAGATTATACATCATCTAGAAATTATAATAATTTGCAAAATCCAAGTTATACAATGATATTGTATTTGGACGATTCCAATACTGGCCTGAATTTGATACCAGGTAGTCATCTTGAAAAAACAAGATTGATGTATATAAAAAATAAATCTATTAAGCCAAGTGTAAACCCTGGAAGTATTATTATTTTTGACGCGGATATTTTACATTCTGGTACTAAAACTGATAAAAAAAGAAGATGTATACAATTTAAAATAATTCATAAGCTAGATATTAATAAATTACCCGATTTACACGATTATCACGTGTTAATTAATAAACCAAATAAAAAAGATGATACACTTGCGAGTTTTGAAACGTTTTGTACGCGTCACTTTCCTTTTTTAATGGACACCAGTAATGAAAATATAAAAACATCATTTGTAGAAGAACGTACTGGTGTACAAAAAATAATTTCAAGTATAATTTTTTCAGATAAAGATTTTTACAAACCGGTACGTATTAAACGTCGTTAATTTATTATGTAATTTTTTTATTTTTTTTTCATTATTATATATAAGGATGTCATCAAATCAAACAGACACCACTGATGTAAGTATGATTACATTGCAACAAGCTAATATTAATATACGTAAAAAAAGTGTTATAGATTTTAGTAAACTTATTTTTACAGATGAAGAAAACACGATTATTCGTAAAGAAGTTGAAGTTATAAAAGAAAAATATCCTAATTATATACCTATTGTTGTTAGACCAAATGATAATAAGATAAAATTAATTAAATGTAAATTCTTAGTAGGAGGTGATATTACAATAGGACAATTCTTATCTATTTTAAGAAGGAAAATGGAAAATTTAAAGTCATCGGAAGCAATTTATTTATTTATAAACAATAGTTTACCAACAGCTACATCATCTTTATCTACAATATATACAGAAAATCAAGATAAAAATACTGGTATGTTATATATAACTGTATGTAAAGAAAACACATTTGGTTAACAAATTTAATTAACTTTTTATTTAATTAAATTAGATGTAATTGTATAAATTAGATGTAACTGTATAAATTAGATGTAACTGTATAAATTAGATGTAACTGTATAAATTAGATGTAACTGTATAAATTAGATGTAACTGTATAAATTAGATGTAACTGTATAAATTAGATAAAAAATAAGATACGCCTAATCCAACACCTAAAAGTATATTCAGAGTAATTGATATGTAACATTTGATTGATGTATATTTGTAAACTTGTAATTGTTGTTGTAGTTGATTTTTTTCTAACAATAAATTTGAAAATTCCAAGTTTTTATAATGTTGTTTTTGTTCTTCAGAATGAGCACGGATTTTCATTTTGTATAGTTTATTTTTATGTTGATTACATTCTGTTTGTAACAATTCATATTTTTTAAACATATACAACATTGTTGTTTCTTTTTTAGTATTTTTCTTTGTTTTAAAAATTAATTTTTTAGTTTTATCACTTTCACTAGAATCAGAGTTACTATCTGTATCTGTATTAGATTCTGTATCTGATTCGTCAATCTTTTTTTTATATGTCTTATGTAATTTTTCTACTTCTTGATTTGTCAAATTCGAATTTTCAACTTCTTCAAATGATCTTTTTAATGACATTTTTTAAATTTGGATTAAATGCATTTTCATTTCAATTTTTTACAATGTTTGTTTGTTTCTGTCAATTTGTTTGTAAATGAAATAATACAAAAAAATTGAATAATAACGGTTATTTCTTGATAGTAAAGATGACTGTTATTGATTTGCAAAATTTAGAAATTGAAAACTTGAAATTGGGTAAATCTGGTAGAGCTGTAAAATTGATGTATAATAAAGAACCTGTTCAAATTTGTACATCTACACTGTATTGTCCATTTGGTGTAAAGTTTGTAGCAAAAGAGTGGTCTAATTTTACAGAATATTATATTGATTGTTTTTTAAATAATTCTAAAAGTGATATTTCTGTTAATTTTAAAAAATCAATTGAAAATTTTGATGAATTAATTCAAAAACTTGTAAAGGAAAATATTACATTATTTAATTCAAAGACAGAAACTGCAAATGATCAATTTTCATATTCACCTATTTTGCGTGAAAATGGTAATTATCCAAAGTTAATGCGTCTTCAATTGACAAGAGATAAAAATGGTAATTATGAAAGTTTTCTCTTCGATGAAAATAAACAAAAAATCCTATTGAAAGAATCTAATATTGAAAATATATTATGTAAAGGAAAGGTTTGTAAAACTATTATTGAATGTGTAAAAGTTTGGTATTATAACGGAAAGGTAGGTAGTATGTGGAAAATAGTTCAATTGAAATTTTCAGAAAAATCTATTAGTGAAGAACCGGAAGGACCGGAAGGACCGGAAGGACAAGATCAAGGACAAAAGGGTGCAATTTATAATCAATTAATGATTATCGATTAAATGTAATTTGTATATTTTAATTTGTATATTGTACATTTTAACCTTAATGTTTATTAAGATTAAAATGGAAAGAATAAGAATAGTGTTATCATGTATACTTTTAGTATATTATAGGTACATGTGTGAGTAACTTGAATTTTCATTATCATTATTTAATTGATCTTGTATACTTGTAAATAATTTTAGAAAAATTTCATCTTGTATTATAATTGTATCTTGTATTAGATTATTATTCATTAGTATACTTTTGTTTAATTCTAGTAATATTTTTTCTATAATTCTATAATATTCTCTTATACCACTTGTAATTGATTTGTTGATAAAACCTTTACAATAATCTATTATGTAATTTATAGATTCGTTGCTAAAAATAATTTCTAGTCTTATTCCAATATTTTTTATAATTTCTGGTATACAATGGTTTTGTAAAATTTTTACAATTTCTTGATCGTTAGGATTAGATACTTTGATAATGTTTAAACGATCTAATAAGATTTTGTCTATTTTATTAATATCATTAAAAGTAAATACGTAAAAGACTTTTGATAGATCAAAATTCATTCCGTAAAAGTAATGATCGCTAAAGCTGTTGTTTTGAGTTGGGTCAGTTAAATAACATAAGAAAGAAAAAATATCTTTTCCGTTATCAGTTTCACTAACTTTATCTAGTTCATCAAAGTATATTATAGGATTTTCTATTTTTGAATCTATGATATTTTGTAAAATTTTACCAGGTCCACTTTCAACGTAAACATATCCGTGTCCTAAAAAAAAGGATGAATCTTTTATCCCACCTAACGATATAGTTTTCATAGGCAATCCTAATATATCTGATAATACTTTAATAAATTTACTTTTTCCTACACCGGCTGGGCCATATAATGCTATATTATTTCTATTACTTGTAGGATTTGTTATAAATTTACAAATGACATTTAATATTTCATTTTTTACACTATCCATACCTTGAATTTCATTGTCAAATCTTTGTTTTATATTTTCTAAAAAAATATTTGTTGTAGTTGTAGTTGTAGTTGTAGTTGTAGTTGTAGTTGTAGTTGTAGTTTTAGTTTTAGTTTTAGTTTCGTTGATACTATTATTTATACTATTATTTATAGTATTATTTATATTATAATATTTTGACCAAGGATATGATAAGCTCATATCTACAAATAGCTGATTTTTATAATATTCTGTACTATTTGAATCTGTTCTTTTCATATTATTGTAATGTTTAAAAATAACAGATTTATTCATATCATTTGTTGGTAATTCTAATATTTTTTGTCGGATATTATCCTCTTGTAAGTTCTTATTAACCAATTTATTAATATGAATAATAGCTTTTGGTAACTCTTTTTTTGGTAACTCTTTTTTTGACAAAGACTTTTTTAGTTTAGTCGAGTGTTTTTGACAAAATATATTATTCGATTGACAAATATCATTACACAATTGATCTTTTTTTGTTCCTTTTTTAAAAATATAGGTACAGTACCTTGCCATTACTATTACTCAATAATAATTATTTACGCAATTCAAATAAAATATACATAATAATATTTATTATATATACAGAATAAATATTATTATATGGTTTTATAAACAATTTCTTTTTGCAATTGAAAGAGCAATTGCAATACCTTGTTTAGGATTTGTTACTAAATAGCCACTAGATGAATGTAGTTTTTTTGTTTTAAACTCATTCATTACTATACCTACTTTTTTTTTGATACACGATTTCTTTTTATTTGACAAGACTTTATAATTTATATTATTTTTCGTTTTACTTGGTGTTTTAGACTTTTTAGTTTTACTTGGAGTTTTGACTTTGCCACCAGATTGTAAAGTAACTTTACTTTTTAAAAAGTTTATGATTTCTACATTACTAGATTTTTTCATTGATTGTTCAATATTATTAGCTCCGTTTTCTACAAACAATTTTACAATTTCTAAATTATTATTTTTTACAGCATTTAAAAGCAATTTATTAAGATTGTTTGCTCCATTTTTAATTAAAAATTCCACTATTTGTAAACGTCCCCAACTTGCTGCCCATTCTAGTACATCTGTTTTCCATTTACTTCTTTTTTCTAAATTTTTAAATGGATATGGAAATATATCATGTATTTTTTGAATATATTTCACAACACTTGTATAATCAATATAATTAGGGAAATTTGTAAATAGATAATCATTTTGCAATACATATTTTGCAATTGTGTTTTTATTTGCTTTGCAAATTTTGTTTATTCGTGTATTAGTACGGCATAATTCTTGAATGTCTTTGTATTTTAAATGTGATATATATTCTAAAATTAATTCTACAGGTTGATCTTTTATATTATCCATTGTTATTAATATAATAAAAGAAAATAGTGTTAAAAATTAAAAATAAAATTATATATAAATTGCAAATATGTCATTATACAACACAATAAGTCAAGTATTAACTAACAGTATAACTAAATTAAGGACTAAATTAACTAACAGTATAACTAAATTAAGGACTAAATTAATTAACAGTATAACTAAATTAAGGACTAAATTAATTAACAGTATAACTAAATTATCTAACAGTATAACTAAATTAACTAACAGTATAACTAAATTAAGGACTAAATTAACTAACGGTATAACTAAATTAAGGACTAAATTAACTAACGGTATAACTAACGGTATAACTAACGGTATAACTAACGGTATAACATGTACAAAAGATACCCTTAACTTTAGCGGGCAAGGTACTTTGGATAATCGTATGAGAAATTATATTAAAAAAAATAAATGTCATGGGTTTAAACCATTTGTGATTACTATTAAATCAAAACAATTATCGAAATATATAAATTATATAACGGATTTGGATGAAAAAGTAAAGTTATTAAACAATGTGCAGGATATTTTATTTGAGACAAGTAAGACATTGTATGCAAAATTTGATCCTCATTTGATTTACACATTTCAAAATGAAATCAATGTTGTATTTTTTTACAATGATACCGGGGTAAACATGTATAATGGTGATATAAATAAAATAGTTACAAATATAGTTAGTGTTGTTAGTATAGAAGTTTATAAAAGATTATCTCATCTAAATTTTGATTTAAATTTTCATGGGTATTTTGTAGAATTTGATATTGATTATGAAGTTTTAAATTATCTTGTTTGGAGGCAAATGGATTGTAAAAGAAATACAATAACATTATTGTATAGATGTAATGAAAACAATAAATGTAATGAAAAAAATGTAGTAGAAGGTATTGCAGTTACAGATATGATATCTGATTTGACCAATAAAACAGGAAAGGATGTAAATCAAGAATATATGCATTTATTAACTGGTAATATTATAAAAAAATATTTGTTTTACAAAATTAAAAATAAAAGTGACGAAAACATTATTGTAAGACGATCGGTAGGTATGGAAAGTATATATTTTTCTGATAATTTTAAAACAGTATTAAAGAAGTATATTGTTAATAAAATCAATTAAATCAAGTAAATAATTTCTATATATAATAATATATTATGTTGGAATCTAAAAAATCAATTGGTTTAGTTATTATGGAAGCAAGTGTTGTTGGAGTTTGTTTAATATTATTAGTATATTTAGTAAAACAATATATTATAAATATGGTTCCGGATATATCAGGGTATAAATATGATATAGAATTATTTTTTATAGTTGGATTTTTGTTTCACGTGTTATTTGAATACAGTGGTATAAATCTTTGGTATTCTGTAGAATATTGCAAGTTGTTAAAGTAAATAAGTCTGTGTGTGTGTGTGTGCGAATGATATTAAAATATATATTATAATAATATTATAATGAATGTTATTACAATAGATAATAAACAATATGATCCATATTTTATTTTGGATGTTACAAAAGAAGATAGTTTAGAACATATTAAAAAATCTTTTAGAGGTAAAGTTAAAAAGTATCACCCCGATAAATACACTGATCTTTTAAAAAAAGAAAAATATGAAAAGTATTTCAAGATATTATCGGAATCGTATCAGTATATAAAAAATAAAAGGCAAGATACCTCAGTTTGCCAAAATAAGAGTAAAGGGGGTGAGCAGATTAAAAAAAATATTGATTTGGATAATTTTAATAAAACGTTTGAAAAGTCAAAAGATCCTAATTATTTTGGTTACGGTGACGATTATAATAGAATAGAACGAATAGAAGATTATGAAAACATAGATGTAAAATACTGTAATCAATTTGAAAATCGTAAATTTACTACAAAAGAATTTAATAAAATTTTTGAATACAATAAAAACTCAGAAGATGATAAAGATAAAGTCGTTACAAAATCAATGATTCATAAAACAACAGATGGATTTTTTGGATACAATACATCGGATATAACAAATTGCGCTTTAGTAAGCTCCTTTAATGGTTTATTAGTAACAGGAGATAATTTTGGAGAAAGTGGTATTGGTTATTGGGGTAATAATTACAGTGATTACAAATTTTCTTACAAAACATCAAAAAATCCTAATAGTAAAATAATAATAAAAAAAGATGGCAAAAAAAAAGATGGCAAAAAAATAGATGCCACAAATGAGGATGACACAAATGAGGATGACACAAATGAGGATGACACAAATGAGGATGACACAATAGAAACCAAGATAACATCTGAAGAAATATCAAAATATAAAAAAGGATATGATCAATATAAATATAAAAAGGGATATGATCAAAATACCAGTGGTAATTTTTCCCAACAAGAAAACCTGTTATATAAAAAAACATATGAAGATCTTGTAAAAAAGGAATTTGAAGATAAAGATATGGTTATAAAATATATAAGTCAATATTCGTCAGAAACTATAGATAAAGCTTTATCTGGAGAATTGCAAGAAAGTCGAAAATATAGTTCGGCATTGCGTAAATACATAAAGGAATAATAATTTGGCAAGTATAATACTTGGCAAGTATATATAAAAAATTTAATTTAAATTATTAAAATAGATAAAGTATATTCAAAGTAATGGATGACTTTGATGAAATATATGACGGATGGGTTGATGCTGTTAATAGTAGACCATTAACATCTTCAAGATTAGATGAAGTAAGTGATGTCATTGATATTAATACTCAAATTATAAATCGTATTTATAGTATACGTAGATATCTTGAAATTAGTGAAAGTGATAATATTAGATATCATCCGTATAGAAGAACAACAAATATGTTTAACTCTACATTAATAAATAATTTATTTGGAATATTATTGGAAGGAACAAATCTTGATACAAATCTTGATACAAATTATGATACAAATTATGATGATATCAAAGTTACATTAACAAAAGAACAATTTGATACATTACCTTGTGAAATAGTAAATTCTGATAATGAAAATACGTATAAAACTTTGGAATGCAACATTTGTATGGATGAATATAAACAAGATGATAGTGTTGTAAAATTATTTTGCAAACATTATTTTCATAAAGATTGTATTAAAAATTGGTTATGTAATGAAAGGGTAACTTGTCCTGTTTGTAGAAAAGATATTAGAGAAACTTTGTAAGTAAACTTTGTAAGTAAACTTTGTAAGTAAACTTTGCAAGTAAACTTTTTAATTTTTATTTGTTTTATAATTTAAATGACAATTATATTAAATTCTGATGTTATTAAACAATTAGTAGAAAATGGTACATTCAAGATTTTAAAGAAAAATCAAAAAGTATTAGGTAATTGTAATTATTATTTTGCACCAAATATGGGTATTAGTGTATATAATCCAACAATTAAATTTGTAGATAAAAAATTTTTAGTATTTCATTTTACTAAACGGGATAGTTTATCATTGCTTTTGTTATTAAGGCATATAAATGATGTTTTGTTGAATGAATTACGATCAAAGTTTAGTGAGACATTTGATAAAACTATTTATAATTTTTTTTCAGAAGATGAATTGTCATTTACATTAAGATGTTACTTGCCAAGTAATAATGGTAAATATTTTGTTCAAGTGGAAGACTCTGAAACAGGGTCAAAAATACCTTTTAAATTACCTCGTGTAAATACTACTTATAATCAATCTATGATGGAAATTAGAAATGTATGGAAAAAAAATGAAACATATGGTTTTAACTTGGAATTAAAATATATATCTTTGTAGTTAGTTGTGGTTAAGTTAGCTGTGGTTATTTGGTAGTTAGTTGTGATTAGTTTTTGTAGTAATTGTATTTAAAAAATTGATTTTTAAATATGTTAAAATAAAATTAAATGTACAAGTTTGAAGATCATATTAATTTGTTAAAAAGAATCGCACAGCACTCTAGTTTACAGCATAAGCACGGTGCTTGTTTAATTAAAAGTGGTGAGGTTTTGTCGTCTGGATATAACAAGTATATAAAAACAAATTTGGTTAAAAATACAAGTATTAAATATACAATACATGCTGAAGTAGATGCTCTTTGTAAAATGCCTAATAAATCTGTAAAGGGGATGGATATACTTATAATTAGAATAGGAACAAATAAACTTAAAAATTCTCGACCTTGTAATTCGTGTATTGATAAATTATCAAGATATGGTATTAGAAAAGTTTATTATAGTAATGAAGCTGGTGATATTGTTTGTGAATTTTTAGATTCTATGCCTAAATTACATATTAGTTCTGGTTTTAAACTTCGAAATAAAGAAAAAAATTAATTATTTTAATGTTTTTGTACAGCTTGCTCGCTTGTGATACTCTTCCCAACATTTTCCTTAAATCACTTTTAATTTTAAAATTTACTTTTACGTTTTGGTTTACTTTTACGTTTTGATTTACTTTTACGTTTAATTGTTAGTTTACTTTTGCGTTTAATTGTTTGTTTACTTTTGCGTTTAATTGTTAGTTTACTCTTTGTTTTTTGTTTGCTGTTTCGTTTTTGTTTGCTGTTTCGTTTTGGTTTACTTTTACGTTTTGATTTACTTTTACGTTTTGATTTACTTTTACGTTTAATCGTTAATTTACGTTTTGATTTACTTTTACGTTTAATCGTTGATTTACTTTTGCGACTTTTTTTGTATCCTTTTCCAGATTGTGATGAAATAGATGACAATGATTTTGATTTAGGTAATGAAATGGGTGTCTTTGATGAAATACTTGATAATGATTTAGATCTAGATAACACAGATGATAAGTTTTTGGAAGATAAAGATGATAAATCACTTGGTGTAGAAGTTGGTGTAGGTGGTATTATAGAACTTGGTGTAGGTGGTGGTGTTGGATAAATAGAGGTAGTTGCTTGTGAAAGTGTACTTTCATTTTCAGTAAAATCGATTGGTTTAATATCTGGGAATTTTAAAAATCCAAGTACGTCAAGAATACTTGGACAAGTGTCATCGATATTTAAATTATCTAAAGTATTCATTTATATTATATTTTGTTTAGAAATTAAATTTAATAAATTAATTAACAAAAATTGAAAAGTAAAGTAAAATAGTAAAGTAAATAAGTAAAATAGTATAGTATGGAGGAACTAACAAATAATATAACTGATTCATTAAAAAAGTTGGAAATAAACAATGACGTAGACGTAGTTGTAGTTAAGCGTAAAAAGGGCCGCCCTCGTAAGGATACTACATTACAAGAAGTTCCAAAGGTTCCGGAAGAAAAAAAGAAAAGAGGTAGAAAGAAGAAGGAAGTTGTTATTGAAGAAGTAAAGCAGAAAAAAAAGCGTGGGCGTAAAGCTGCTGTAAAATATTTTAGTTCATCTATAAGGAAAAAAATTCCATTAACAACAGTTCTGCAAGATAATAATAATTACATTCTTCATTTAGATGTAAAAGAGGATGATATATGCAATGATAATGTAATTAATTTAGAATCTTTGGAAGACAAAGATATTATAAATAATGTTTTTGAAAAGTTAAAAACAGAAAATGATAAACATTTATCTGAAATTCAAAAGGAATATGAAGAATTGTTAGATAAAGAAGAATATATTTTAAATGAAATTGTAGATAACGAAGGTAATGAAGATAAAAAAGGTAACGAAGGTAATGAAGGTAACGAAGGTAATGAAGATATCGAAGGTAATGAAGATATCGAAGGTAATGAAGATATCGAAGGTAACGAAGGTAATGAAGGTAACGAAGATATCAAAGGTATCGAAGATATCAAAGGTAATGAAGATAATTTATCAGGATTATATGAAAAACGTATAGAGTATAGAGAACATCAGGATAATATGATTGTTAACAAATTGGAAAATTACCATAAAGAAAATAATATTTTTGACAAATTTTGTTCTGTTGAATTTTCTGGAAATGAAGATAAAATTAATTTAGAAGATAAAAAAACAGAGGATATGCAGATAGATAATCAGATAGATAATCAGATAGATAATCGTAAAAAAGGTTATTTTGAATTGATGAAACGTTTTGTTTGTAGTAATAAGTGGTTGTATAATACAGATGTGTGTTGTTGGTGGTGTTGTCATACATTTGACACTGTACCAATAGGAAATCCGGATAGATACGATACAAAGGTTGAAAAATTTAGAGTCAAAGGTGTTTTTTGTAGTTTTTCATGTTTAATAGCATATAGAAATAATAGTTATAAACAGTATAGTATGACAAATTATCTTGTTAAATTTATGTATAGTAAATTAACGGGTACATTTTTATTAGATTCTAATTTAACTCCTGCTCCACCAAGATCTTGTCTAAAAATGTTTGGTGGAGATTTAAATATAGAAGAATTTAGAAATGCATTTAGAGAAAACAAAATCTATAAAATGATTGAATATCCAATGTTTGTCTCTAAAGATTATATTGAAGAAGTCGATATACAAAATGTAAAACGTGTTAATCATAATGTATTTGTAGAAATGCAATCAAAAACATATAACTTGGATGACAAACGTGTCGAAGATGCTAGAAATAGATTGTCACAAATTGAAAAGAGTACTATTACCATTGGTAATACGATTGATAAGTTTATCAAATTTACTTAAGTTTATCAAATTTACTTAAGTTTATCAAATTTACTTATGTTTATCAAATTTACTTAAGTTTATCAAATTTACTTAAGTTTATCAAATTTACTTATGTTTATCAAATTTACTTATGTTTATCAAATTTACTTAAGTTTATCAAATTTACTTATGTTTATCAAATTTACTTATGTTTATCAAATTTACTTATGTTTATCAAATTTACTTGAAAAGTTTAATAAAAAATTGAATTTATATTTTAAAAGTTATAAAATATAAAAGTTATAAAAGTTTATTATTTGAATATGATGTCTGTTATTAATATTTCTGATGTATGTGAAATGATTTCTAAAAACTCTTTTGAAGGAGTAAAAGAAAAATGCGAATCCATTGGTATTTGTGTAAAAGAGAAAAGTGTATCTGAAAATGATCTCTATTTACTTGCAAATGCAAATGCAAATGAAAATAAAGTTAAAAATAACATTAAAAATATCAAAGGGTCTGTTGGTTTAGTTGAAGTAACTGAAGTAACTGAAGACCTTGGTTTAGAAGAAACAGAAGTAGTTGAAGACCTTGGTTTAGAAGAAACAGAAGTAACTGAAGAAACAGAAGTAGTTGAAGTAACTGAAGTAACTGAAGAAACAGAAGTAGTTGAAGAAACAGAAGTAGTTGAAGAAACAGAAGAAACAGAAAAATTGAAAAAACAATGCAATGGTATTATTTTTGAAAAACAGACAAACAAAGTTGTATGTATGTCTCATAGTAAAATTGAAGAATTGGATTCTTTTTCAAAAGTTATTGATTTGGTAAAATTGAACGATAATATTCGTATAGAATATTGTGAAGATGGTACTCTTGTTAGATTGTATAATTATGGTGGTATTTGGCGTGTAGCAACTACGAGATGTATTGATGCATCTGATAGTTTTTGGACTAGTAAAAAAAATTTTGATACATTGTTTTGGGAAACATTTGACAGAGGTCTTTTGACTGCAATGGATCCTAATTTTACATATATGTTTATTTTGTTGCATCGTGAAAATCGTATTGTTGTAAAACATACTGTTAATATGCTTGTATATATTTCAAGAGTTCATAATGAACAGAAATTTGAAGATTTTACGAATCAATTTAAAAACGTATATGGAATTAAAAGACCAAGGATAATGAATGAATATGAATTAAATACGTTGTCAAATAATTTATCTAATTTTGATTGTAAATTTAAAAGAGGTATTGTAGTAAAGGTATTTGAAAAGAATACTGGAGAATGGAATTTGTACAAATACGATTTTAATATGTATAGTATTATAAAATCTATTCGAGGAAATGTTCCTCAAATTAGAATGCGATATCTTGAATTGCTTTCTAAACCAGAATCTCTTCAATTATTGGAAAAATTCTATATTGAACATAATTTTATGTTTACATTTATTAAAGCATCAATTCTTAAATTAGTCAAAACAGTATACAAATTGTATGTTGACTCACATATTAAACACATAATCGAAGTCAAAGATGATAATATGTTTTACAGAACATTAAGACAATTACATGCTCAATACAAAAGGACAAACAAACCTATTGGATTTATTGATGTACAAGAAAAGATTTATAGTCTGGATAAATCTGTCATCAAACGATTACTTTCTTGGGAATGAACCAAAAACAATTAACTAAAGAACCAAAAACAATTAACTAAAGAACTAAAAACAATTAACTAAAGAACCAAAAACAATTGATAAATAAAAACAATTAACTAAAAACAATTAACTAAAGATCAATTAACTAAAGATGTGTATATTATAAAGTTTTTTTATTTTTAGTGTTTAATTTATTAAACTTTATTTCTTTACAAATTGTAATATAATATGAGTGATTTGACATTGCCATTAATAGGATTAACTACATTAGTTGGATATTTTTTTAGTAGAGATGGTAGAAACCCTAGAGATACAGAAGTTGTAAGGGAAAATATAGAAGCATTTGATAAACCAAATGGTAAGACAATTTATACATCTAACGTAGTAAATGAAGCAAATGATGAGATTTTAAAAAGATCTTTACAAAATTATAAAGCAGCTGAAAACCCATCGGATACTGGATTTATTCCTCCATTATATAATACATATAGTGCAGTAGGAAATGATTCTTTATTATCACCTGTATTGTCACCTGAAATTGTTGGATTATCATCTGAACAATTAGGTAAACTGAATGATATTAACCGTCTTAAAAATGTAAAAGAAAATGACATTAGCTCTAAGGGTAAGATTGATGTTATGCCGATGTTTAAGCCTTTAGAAAATTATGTAGGTAGGGAAAGCAATACGGAAAATGAGTCTGCTTTTCGATCTTTGCCATTTAAAGACGAGCAGATAAATTTATTAACAAACAAGCCTTTTGAAAATTCTCATGCTAACATGGTGCCTTTTTTTGGAAGTAATACTAAACAAAATATGGAAATGTTTTCCAATCAGTCATTGTTAGATAATCATACAGGTAATACGTCAACATTTAAACATAAAAAGGAAACTAAAAGTTTTTACGATAAAAATCCTGAAAATATATATGGTAATCCAGTGTTTTCTACGCAAGTTGATACTGATAGGTATGTTCCATCATTGTACAGGCAAAATGAAAGACCAGTTGAACAAGTCAGTGTATCTGCTCAAAAAGCTGGTACGATAGATAATGATATAAGACCTACGTATAAAGATGTGAATGAATTGCGACCTGGTAATAAACCAAAGGAAACGTACAAAGGTAGGACTATATCTGGACAGCGAGGTGAAGTAAGAGGTATACAAAGTGAGGTAGTTAAGAATAGACCAGATACATTTTTTGAAAATAATCATCGATTTAGTGGTCCAGGTGAATTTACAGCTCCAAAGGTAAGGGAAGATTATTCTGCAAATATGAAATCATCTTCTAGACATAGTTATAATATGGAATATTATGGTAGTGGCAATAGTCAAATTAAAAGTACAATTCAACGTGTAAGTGGTGGTGTAGATAATAGTTCTGAATTAGCTAGTTCATTATTTCAAGAACCTAAGCGACAAAATTTTGAAGGAGATTATACTAGAAATTTAAATGGTAAAATTTTAAATAATCAAAATACAGCTGATTATGGAAGATCTTCTATGAAACAATATGAATCAGAAAGAGCGACGACAGGTGAAAAAAGTCATTTACTTAATGCAAAGGTGTCGAATGCTGCTGGTCCTACAATAAAACCACAGGATGATATTCGTAGAACATTAAAGGAAACTACAATGTATGAAAGTAATGGTCAAGTTGGTACAGCATATAATAAAGGATCTAATTCGGCTTATAATGCAGGTATATCTGATATTACAGCAAAGGCTACTCAAAAACAAAGTCTTGTTGAAAATAAATATAAGGGGCAAGTTCATAAGGATGATGGTATGGGATATATTGTTAATAAATATGAGGCAAAAACAACAGGTAAGGAATTAGTTACAAATAATAGTAGTAATTATGTTACAAATGCCGGTAAAATTATTAAAAATGCAATGGTACATTCTACATTTGAAAATCCAGAACGGGTTAGAAATGCACTTCATTATGAATATACAGGAAATGCTGGTTATGCAAGTGAATCTGCATCAAGGACAAAATATGATAATGCAGATATTAGAGAAGCCAAACAAGAACTTTTAATGGGAGAACGTCCAAGTGGTCCTCAACAATTCCAAATTGTATCAGGAAAAGATTCTCAAGGTGATGTAAGACTAACTGATAATATGTTATTAAAAGAACAGCAAGATACTCGATCTAAAATTACAAATGATTATAAACACATTCCTAGTAAAGAAAGCGTAGGTATGATTATAAAACATAAAAAAGAAAGCGAATCTCCAAATGATAGATTTCAACCAGATTTAATAACTTCACAACTTTCTAATAATCCATATGTTATTAATTCTAGCAAAATGATTTAAATGATTTAATTTGATTTGATTCTAGTAAAATGATTTAATTTAAAAATTTAAAATATATTTTAAATATATTTTATGAAGGGTGTTAAATTTAATTTAGAATCTAATAAAATTTATACTACATATTCTATAGATGAATACGATAGATTACAAATAGATTCTATATTATATTTAAAGTGCTATAATAAAGTAACAGATGATGAATGGGATAACATATTAATAGAACTAAACAATTATAAAACTAAAGAAATGGTTGTTCATAATTCGAGTGTTTGTAATACAAAACTTCACATTTAGTAAATAGTTAAATTACAAACAGATCAAGTTTACAAACCGATCAAGTTTACAAACCGATCAAGTTTACAAACCGATCAAGTTTACAAACCGATCAAGTTTTTACCTATACCTAGACCGGCTCCTAACCTTACACCAAATGCTGTAGATTTAGAAAAAGCGTCCAAGATAACCATAGTTAACGATGCAGTTAAACCGATAGAAAAGATTTCGTTAAAGGTTGGTTTACGAAGAGATGTTTTATACATTAATGGTATATAATATGCTGTTAGGGTAATAATTAAACCTTCCAGTATATATTTTAAAATTAGTTTTAAAAACGTCTGTAAAAAAAACGTGTTTGCTTGTACATTTGTACTTTTTGGATCAGATAAAACGTTTGGATCAGATAAAAGTTTTGGATCAGATAAAACGTTTGGATCACTCATATTATATTATATTATATTTATAAAATAAATTAATCTTTTATAAAAGTAAAAAATAATTCTGTATAATTTTCTTAATCAAAGTTGTATTTTGATTCTGTATAATTTTCTTAATCAAAGTTGTATTTTGATTCTGTATAATTTTCTTAATCAAAGTTGTATTTTGATTCTGTATAATTTTCATTAATGTAATTATTAACAAGATCTTTATTGTTTAATTTTTCTTTTAAACTTGTTAATTCCTTTTCTATATCTGTAATTGTTGATGAAATTTTATCATATCCTCTTGGAGCAGCTGTTTGTGAAATAGATTTTTTAAATTCCAACATTTCATCTAATTCTTCCTCTAATACTTTGATTCTTTGTATTATAGAATCTACATTTACGGATTCGTCTGGACGTGTATTTTGTATTTCTTCTATTGTGAATGGCTTGTTGTCTTGAGAACTTGTATTTTTATCATTGTTTTCTATAATAGTTTGGAATTGTTTTAATGCATTTTCCCGTTCTTCTTCAGTATAACAAGAAAATTTTTCTCGAGAGCTTTCTAATTCATTTTTCAAAGTTTCTAATGATCTTTCTGTTTCTGTAATAGAATCTTCATAATTACGAATTCTTTGTAAAATAGCAATGGGATGTTCTGGTTTATTTGAGAATTCTTCTTGATTCTTACCTTCTTTAACTGCTTGATCAATCATTTCTATTTTTCTTTTATGCCACATTTCATTTGCACTTTCTTTATTTTCCAAATAACTTTTTACTAATGTATTCAATTGGTCATTTTGATATTCTATATCTCCAACTTGATTGGGTTCAACAGCTAATGGAAAAAATTTCCCAACCTCTACTGTATAAATATCATAATTATTATCCAATGTTAATAATCGTTTACATAAACTTTTTGCTTTATCTACAGAATCAGCAGTTCCCCTAATCTTTAATCCCCATACGTCACATTTTTGTTGCATATGGGGTCCAATTATACTTACTAAAGCATATTTTTGTGATGGAATTTCAGGATCTTCGAATAGATAATCTATAGATTTACTCTTGTTTGACATTTCTTAATAAATATTAATAAAATATTATAGTCGTTTTAACGCAAAATGTAAATAATGATCGTTTTAACACAAAAATTTAATGTCTATATATAAATTTCGTTAAGGATTATAATAAAATAACTTGTGTATATTTAACATAAATGTTTAAGAAAGTTAGTAATATTGAGTTAATGAATAATATTAAAAAATTAGAAAATAAATTGGATATTTTAAACACTAATTTAGATTCACAATCTTTACAAGGATGTTGTAATTGTAAAACCAAAGAAATTTTAGTTTATAAGGAATTGCGTGATTATTTAGAATTAAAGTTTACAGATTTAGTAGATAACCTAACAGATAAGCTAACAGATAACCTAACAGATAACCTAACAGATAACCTAACAATAAAACTTGAAACAAAAAATAAAGCAAATGAAATAGAAAAAACGGATTTGGTTACAAATATACATGATACTTTTGATAAATATAAACTTGATATTATGAATAATTTGCAAACAATTATAACAAATTTAAATTTTACCTTACCGGTACCTGTTATAGAACAATTAAAAGATGAAATAATAAAATATAAAACAGACACTGAAAAAGATGTATGTAAAATTTTAACATTGTTTGAAAATGTAAATCGATCTATTGATGATAAACTTGGAAATTTAAATAATATAATTCAAACAATTGGTGAAAATACCAATGGTAAATTTGATGTTATAGATGTCAAATTAAATTCTATTTACTTTGAAAATGAAATTATAAAACATCAATTTTTATTAGAAGAACAAATAAGACAATCTATAGAAGAAATTAGTAATATTAAGAATTCTATAAATGACGCAATTAAAAAGCTACCTTAGTTATGATGCCCCAAATTAAAAGCTACCATAGACCAGTATGAAAAATTTTAAAACTAAAAACTAAAAATTTATAAAAAAACTAAAATTTTTTTTAAAAATGTATTATTTTAATGAGCAAATTACAAAATTGTCAAAATGATTACAAAAGGCGTTTGAGAAGTTTAACAGAAAGAATTCTTTTAATAGATGCTGATATTATTTATGTAAATGATATTTTAATATCTGGAATTGATTGTAAAATTTTAGGAGCTTCAAATAAGATTTATATTATAGAAGTTTGGAAAGAATATGATACTATTAATACAATGTGTAATTGTCCAGATTATACTATAAGAAATAATATCTGTAAGCATATTTATTGGTTAGGATCTAAGAAATTTGATTGTATGGATCCTTGTGAGTGGTCTGTTGAAAATTATAACTCTCTTATAGCAGAATATTGGGCAAATGAAATTGACTATAGTATTGGTAGAAATGAAATCTGTCCTATTTGTTTAGATGATATAGATTATGAAAGTGACACGACTATTTGTTGTAAATACGAATGTTACAATGCTGTTCATTCTGTATGTTGGAGTAGATTATATTCTATATCTGGTAAAACAAATTGTGTTATATGTAGGACTGATACTATGCCAATTATTACTGATAATTATTTACTAAATTAATAAATTACTGTAAATTAATAAAATATTAATTTACATTGTTTTAATTATTTTTTGGTTTCCTTAAGATGATTGATTAAAGTTGTCAAAACATCTATTTCAGATTTTATATAATCAATTGATTCTGTATCATTGTTATTAGAAATATTTTTTTTCAAATTATCAAAAATAGTTTTCAAATTATCTGGTAACTCCTTTTCAACTAGTTTTTGATTTGTATTTTTTTCTTCTATTTTGTTGTCTTTATTAAAAATTTTTTTAATATCTTCAATGTTATAAATACGTTTTCCACCATTAGGGCGCAAACATCTTATTTTACCAGCTTCTGACCACCTTCTTAATGTACCAGATGTAATATCGTATTGTTTTGTGATTTTATTAGGAGAGATATAATTTTCATTATCCATTTTTTTATAACTTTATTATAATAAATAAACAAAAAAAAATATCCAATTAGTACGCAATTATGGTTTGTTTTATAGAAAAATGCTCACGATTTGTAAAATATACAAAAATAGTATATTATACGATATACCTTGATAACATTAATTGTATATTGTTTTTAAATAAGATACAAATAACAATTAGTACACTTTAATTAAATAAAGTAAAAACGCGAATTAATACATATTAATTAAATAAAACATTTTGTACGGATTTTACGAATTTTTTTTTTCTTGTTAAGATGTATAACAATACAAGTTATAAAAAATGGATCCATCCCAATTAAAAGCTAGTTACGACCAAACGCAATATTTAGCCGATATAATCGGAAAAGTCGACGAGAACTTATTAAAAACCCAAAGTTATCAAACAAAAGAACTCTTGGATGTACAAGACAGATCACAATATGCCAATGAAAATAGGCAAAATCGCAACTTTAATTTACTTAATGATAGTATTAAAGATCAAGGTGCAGGAGTTAAAGATACTATTTATAGAACTTCTGCTGCTTTAAATGATACTGTTGGTAAGGGTACAACAGACAATCTTTTAGCTACTGAACGTGTAGGTGCTCACATTGATGATAATATTTACAGAACTGCTTTAGGTACTGATCAATCTATTTATAGAGCTCAAGCAGGTGTCAATGATGCTGTAACTGCAAGTCGTATGGAAGCACAAAAAAATACAAATGAACTTATTGGATATCTTACTTCTAGTAATGATAAAAATTGGTCAAACTTTGCAAATGTTTCAAAAGATATTTACCAAGGTAAGGCTGAAACAATGCTTTCTTCAACAAATCAATATGCAAACCTTGCTAAACAAGCAAGTGACAACACAGCACAAATTCAAATAGAAGCTCTTAAAAACAAGGGAGATCTTGCTAAACAAATGGCCTTTGAATATAGTTCACTTAAAGACAAGATTTCAGATTCTGAAGCAAGTATCAAATGTGCATTAAGTACTCAAGAATCTGAAAGACTTCGTGATGCTTTACGTTCCACTGAACATAAAAGTCTGTATTTTGAACTAAAAGATAGACATCATCATGGGCGTCGTAGACACCACCATTAGGAACTCGGACGATCTAACAAACGAGAAAAAATGCCAATTAATATTTTAAATGAAAATACTCCAAATAATAATACTGTAAATGACGAAAAAATATTGTTAGATCGTCTGTCAAATAGTATTAATAATTTTAATGCATTACCTTTTCCTAATTTTATAGAAAATACAATTCAAGAACCAATTCAAGAAATTATACAAGAACCAATTCAAGAACCAATTCAAGAACCAATTCAAGAACCAATTCAAGAAATTATACAAGAACCAATTCAAGAACCAATTCAAGAACCAATTCAAGAACCAATTCAAGAAATTATACAAGAAATTATACAAGAACCATTTGTAGATACAATTCAAGAAATTATACAAGAAATTATACAAGAACCATTTGTAGATACAATTCAAGAAATTATACAAGAA